TAACCCTTAAAGCAGCGCGTTGATTTGAGCGCAGCGAAAAGCAATCCGCCTGACTTTTGTTGTTAGGCTCAGGAATTACGGTACATACTATGAATGACGATGAACTAATAGCAAAGATAAGTGAAAAACTCCTCGGCTACAGGGAAGGAAGCCCAGAAAACATTATCTGTAAGATAGACGCAATGCAAGATAGAGACTCAACTCTGTGGATAGGTGCATTCCGCTATTACTGTGGTCGCATGACAATAGCTGTAAGCGGATTTTGCGAAACAATGATCAGCAACATTGAAAACATTCCAGATGAAGCAGTGTCAATAATTAAGCGCGACCTAATTGAGGCTTTTGCTGATGACGACCGGGATCGCGAAGTTGGGAATGCCGTAAAACGACTTGGTATGGACTGCGATCGGCAGAAATGGCTGGAGGTTCTAGCCGCGATAAGCGGAGCCTAACAAAGAGATAGACGGCGCACCGCGTCCGTTGCATCGAGGTGTTATGAGTAATACAAGCGAACATTAAATAACGGAGATAATATGAAAACACTAGAAGAAGTACAAGCGCAGTTACTAGGCGAGAAGGAGAGTAAGTAATGCCTAAAATCGTGAACATGGAAGGGCTAAAGTTTGGAATGTTATCCGTTGTAAATAGGGCTGGGGTCAATAGTGATGGGAGGGTAACATGGCATTGCCAGTGTGATTGCGGCAATGAAAAAGTGGTTAGTGGTAAAGCCATGAGAGGGGGGGAGACTTCAAGCTGTGGCTGTCTTCGCTGGGGCGATAAACGGAAAGCGGATGACATGAAAATCACAAAAGCAGACATCGAAGCAGTAGTAACGTATAACCCTGAAACCGGCGCACTGATATGGAAGGAGCGCACAGCAGAGCAGTTTGAAGATAAAAATCTTCGGCGCGCATGGAATGATCAATGGGCGGGCGGCAAAGCAGGCCACTTCGAGGCAGACGAAGGGCATGTTAGGTTGAAAATAAAAAACAGGCAGATCTACGCTCGTAGAGCTATTTACATTCTAATGACCGGGAGAAACCCACCAGGGCCATTGATATTAAAAGATGGGGACAAGGGTAATTTAAAATGGGCAAATATCGCTGTTAAAGAAACAAAGAAGTCTCTAGCAGAGAAAAGAGCGGCGCGACTCGCAGCAAGAAAGCCTAAGCCTGTATATCCAGGTGTAGTCTATGACTGGTATGACAAGAAATGGTTAGCTGTGATAAATCTAGCCAAGTTCGTCACTATCAGGGTTGGTGTATTCGCAACAGACAGCGAGGCTATCAAGGCCAGGGCTGATAAGCTGGAATCAATGGGGCTGGCTAGCTGTTGATGAGAAGGTGAGCATTTATAACCCCTTGCTATGCGGCGCGACGTTAGGATCGTCCGGCGCGTAGCGCGAACATGAGCAAGTTGTTATGGCGGATTTGCACAACATTAACGACCACATGGCAAGATATTGTGAGTGTGGATGCGTGAGATTTAACCTGCTGCGTAGTGGCGCTATTGAGTGCGACGACTGCCAGCTTAAACAACCAAAACTAAATTGGAGTGAAGACATGAACCCGGATTACAAACCAGAAGCAGAAGTAACTTTTAGCGATGACCAGATTGAGCAAGGCAAGGAAATTATTCGCGCGGCGATAACCAAAAATCAGCAGTGCTTTTGGCCTGACATTGTTGCAGAGGGTAACGGCTCTCTGCCTGCTTGGGTGCTACTTAAAGCGATCAGTGAAATGCAGAAAACAAAAGAGCTACGCTTGCGCGAAGACAGCTACGAACACGCAATGGAATATATTTTGCGGTGAGCCATAACGCCATAGCTAAATGGGCCACGCAGTTTGTGGCTCCAATTTCAGTGACTTGTTATACGAGGATAAATAAAGATGGATAGAAGAAACGAAGACTACGAGCTAGCTGCAAAAATTGTTGACGAAGTGCTAAATAAGTCAAGCTTGCATAGACTACCTCACGAAGACGGGACATCTCCAACCTACTGCCTTGGGCTAGAGGAAGGAGGAACTCTGCCATATATTGCGGAGCTGTTAGCTAAACACAGGCTTGGCGTATAACGCTTTAATTAAAAGGCTGCGCTTTTCGCAGTCCGTTTTGAACTACTTGTTAGCTGTGGAGGCTACGATGAAAAAACCAACGATTGATGATTTGAAAAAAGAGCTTGAAGCTGCAAGCAAGCGGATAGAAATTCAAGAACGGTATTTAACTGAAGCGGACACTGTGCGCCGACTTATTGTTGCAGCGGGGCTGATTGATGAGGATAAGTTTCGACAAGCAGAGGAACTTATAAGTAAGGACAGCTAACAGAGAGATCGGAGGCGCGTAGCGACCTCTGCATCGAGGCGTTATAGACCCGCAACAATACGGAGTGAAAGGCAATATGAGGATAGGACAAGGCATAGCTCGTGCTGCGCTTGTGGCCGGGGCTACAGTGCTTGAGATTTTTGACAAGCCAGCGGCGGGTTTGTGGGCCGTTATTGTTGTATGGGTTTTCCTAGCAGACTGGCACCTAAAAGAGATAGGCAAAGATGACTAACCCAACACACATAACAGCAGACACCCTGCCCGGCATTATCGACAACCTGAAAGCGGCTTGTGAGTCAGACAAAGATTACCAGTCGTCAATAACGCTGTTCGATAACTCACTGAAAGCCCGCCAGAGGGCGCTGGCTAACTGTTGGTACAAAGATATAGCCGATAGCGAGGGTTATACATCAGGCTACGCAGAGGCGCTTTGCAAATATCATTACGGGTTCCGCATCAGGTGTGAGAATGACCCGGATTTAGAGCGCATTATTCGCAGTATGCTTGACGGCAGGGCCTACGATGCAAAGCTTAAAATAATAGAGGTGTATCGTGAGTTCTTCCCAATACTGAGAAGCAAAGACGGAATGTCCACAGAGCAGCAAGGCCGATACCTATTCGAGATACAGCGCGGTATGGGTGCAGAGGGAATATTCCTATCAACACCTAAAGAGCGATCACTATTGAGTTACCCGGAGGCAGGATAATGGCTAAGAAAACAAAAATAAGGCAGTCAGCTAGAAACGAGGCTTGTTCGCTTCGCGTATCGCCACAGTGCCAAGATGGCGAGACAGTTGTTTTCTGCCATCTAAACAGCCCGAACAAAGGCATGGGCATCAAAAGCCCTGATATTTTCGGCGTGTACGGCTGCTACTGGTGTCATCAACAACTTGACTCAGGCAATGTAAATTACAGCGACAAACTAAGGGCGCTGATGGAAACACAATACAAGCTGGTCGAAAAAGGGCTTATTAGTTATGGGTAAGAATGTTGTTATCGGGTGTGACCCAGACTCAAAAGCTCATGGCGTGGCTGTTTACATGGATGGGAGGTTGATAGAGCTACGCAGCTTTGAGCTGCTAGAGCTACAGCAATACATCGAGCAGGACTGTTGTGGTTCTAACAGTATAGAGCTGCATATCGAAAATGTTTGCGGGGTAAGTGCGGCATTCAACGCAAGGGATAGGAAAACAAATCTCAATGTGAAGTTAAAAATTGCGCAGCATATTGGAATGTGCAAGCAAGCCCAGGTTGAAGTTGAAAGAATGGCTGAGGCTAACGGCGTGAAAGTAGTTAAGCACAAAATATCTAAGATGTGGAAAAAAGACAAAGCGCAATTTGAGAAGGTAACAGGCTGGAGTGGGCATAGTAATGAAGACACGCGCAGTGCAAGCTGGTTTGGCTATCTAGGCTGTAAATAAATATAAATTAGCGCTTGCATTAGCGCACATAATATAGTATACTGGTTTCACCAGCTAAGGGAAGCTGGCTTTTATTAAACCGGAGAAAGCTATGATTTATGCACAAGTTGGAACAATGCGGAAGGCAGGGTTAGCCGCGAAGTGGGGAAGGTTGAAAGGAGGTGCGCCAGCCATGTTTGTTAGGAACCCGGCTAGCGACCTAAAACACCAGCGGGAAAAGTGGTGGCATTTTGACGAGGCCATGCAAAAGTTAATGACCGCCGAGGGAGTGGTCAAAGGGTTTGATTCTGCGACGTTGTTGGGGGGTATTTTTAGCATTAAAGCATGAATGATTGCGATTATTGCAGAGACAGCGACGGCGACCTATATAGTTGCCCGAACTGTCACGGCGAAGGATTTAATATAATGACACCAAAAACAAACGCACAACTACAAAAGACCCGCGACGATAAGCAGCGGGCAATGGGGCGCACTGGGCGCAAGGTCTGGGCGACACCAGAGGAACACGCGCATATTAATCAATGCCTGGCCAAGTACCGAAAAAAGCAGGAAAGGCTAGCAAGGAAAGCACAATGACTGACATAACCGGAACATGGGCCACCATCCCCGACTGCCCTAAGTACGAGTGCCTTTACGATCAGTCGAAGGGTACAAAGGTGCGGTTTAAAAAGACGGGGCCCGCTATACGCAACGGGATTAGCCGAAACGGCAGAAAGGCTGGCAAGTATTTAGAGGTTGGGCATGATGGGATGTTGGCTATAAAAAATCACCCAAACATGATGGCTTGTAGATGGACACCGCAAGAGTTGTGGGAGCACACATTTAAAAGCAAGCGCCTAATCACACCGGCAGAGCGCAAAGAAATCAGAATGCGCGAGGCGGCAGAGAGAAGGGCAGCAAATCAACTAAACAGGGATATGATAAGTGAGTGAAATAATGAAGATCAGGCTGCTGTCTGATTCAGCGACAGTACCAAGCAGGGCGACCAAGGGCAGCGCTGGTTATGACCTGAGTTGTGACAAGGGTTTTATCCTACAGCCCAATGAGCGGCGACTGATCGGCACTGGGTTGGCTATAACGCTGCCTGTAGGGTCGTGGGGCGAAGTAAGGTCACGATCAGGGTTGGCGTCAAAGTACGGCATCGACGTTCAGGCAGGGACGATAGACCAGGATTATATCGGGGAGTTAATGGTGCTGCTGGTTAACAACGGCAATAGGCCGCTACGGTGTGAAACCGGCGACAGGATTGCACAGCTAGTCGTCCAAAAATGCATGAAGCCAAATATTATGGTAGTGCCGTCGCTGGATAAAACAGACCGTGGCGATGGTGGCTTTGGGCACACTGGGAAATAACGCTTTAGCTAAATCGCGCAGCGTAGCGGAGTCGAATTTCAGCGCGTTGTTAGGCGCATTACGGAGTAATGAGAATGGGCATAAATAGATATAAAAAAGACCACAATATAGATGGGTGGCATGTAGTGGACACTGAGCGCGGAGGGATATTGCACGCCGATGATATTGTTAAACGCTTAAACGAATATGAGGCTCTTTTGGCTGAGGCCGATGAGTACTTAAGCATCAATGAATTAACAAGCATTGGCAGTGGAAGCATTCTTCATCAGAAGTTTATAGCGATAACAGGCAAATACTAACGCCTAACAGCACAGGCAAGCTAGCTGCAATCAACAGGGCAACCCCAATGAACCCAACACTTAAATACAGATGCGGAGAGTGCGGCGACTCGCACAACGACCACGACGAAGCACTCGAGTGCTGCCCTCCACAAATAAACGAAGTGTATCTGTGTGGGCACTGCCATGAAGACTACGGCCACGACGAAGACGCCGCCGAAAATTGCTGCGATGACGTTGACCCGGACGCCCTACCAATAGTAAGCCAACAAGAACTCGAAGCTGCAGGCCAAATGAGGCTCTGCGCATAACGCTTTAGGTAAAGCGCCGAGGTACGAGGTCGATTTTGACCGACTTGTTATATTTTGGAGGTTGGTATGAAATTTGAAGATAGCACTGGATGGATTTGGTTTTTTGTTGACGAGTATGGCGATGTAGGCACTGAATTTTTTTGGCTTGAAGAAAAGGAAGGTGAAATGCCGTACCAAATGGAAAAGGCTAGTTGGGATACTGAGAATAAAAGCTCTATACCAACAAGGGCAAGAATAGCGGAATTAAAGATATAACCGCGGATTTAACCGGAGAGGAATGGAGCAATGAGTGAAACGAATAGCGGAATGACGAATCCGGTTGAAACCTTTGTTAGGGTGCCGTGGCCTGAGGATAAATTGCCCTTGAAATTGAAAAACCCTAAGTGCCCGATTTGTGGCGGGGCATTATTTATTACTGGGGTTAACGCTTGTGAGCAGGAGGATAACGGCGACTGGATAGCAAGCGAGATTGACATTGATTGCGAAAACGAGCCGGACATTGACAGTGACGAATGGGAAGACTGGCACAAGTGGCACTACAGCATGCCATATGTGGATTGGCTGCCGATAGACCGGCAGATTTTGAAAATGGTGCAGAGGACGTTTTACTTTGCACCCTAACCTTTACTTAACCGGTGCAGCTTTGCTGCATCCGCGTTTAAGTTGTTGTTATGTTTCGATTGTACAGATTCTAAGCTGTGAACTTATTTCACTTTATTTGTGTTATTTGCTTGACTATGTGAACTTAGTGCACTATAATTAGTTTCAAGAGTTAGGGAATGGCCCTAACAAAACGGAGCTAAGACAATGATTAAATCAGTAGACGAACTAAAAGCAGGCGACATTCTTAAAAACACTAATCATGGTTTTGAGATTGAAATTAAAGAGATTGGTAAAAAGAACACCCGCTACATCAACTTAGAGACTGGTGAGAAAGTAAAAAGCTTCACTACAAAATTCAACTTCATGCTACGCGAAGGAGTGTTTGTTAAGTGAACGCAAAACAGACCAGATTAGCCCGACAAATGCTGGGCTTAAACCAAACCGAGTTTGCTGCACTGCTTGGCTGGACAAGCAAAAGAAACATAGTGAATTTAGAGCGCGGCGATAAAGAAGTAATGACACAAACAGCTTTAGCAATTGAATGCTTACTAAGAAGAAATAACAAATTTGGAGAGTTTGAGATGATTAATAAAATGCAGCCAGTTTTGGATTTTATATTAACTGAGATTAAGCGCGTTAATGGAAGCCGATCCGACAATACCACCATTTCTCAAGACGAAACAAATCAAGAGCTGGTTGATATTTTTCACGATACTGCAAATAAGTTTACTGATATTGACTTTGAATTAACTGACAGCGAGGACGATCTAATAGAGCTTTTTGGCTACAAGGGCTATTGCTCTATTCGTGAAGCTGAAAGCGGTGCGTATTAGAAACATAACCGATAGCTTAACGGCTGGCGCTTTTGCCAGTCCGATTTACAGCGCCTTGTTAGGCGCGGGAGAGACTAGATGCCAGTTACAGATTACAGCGATGCCGATTTAGTTAAGCGAGCGGTAAGAAACGCAAAACCAAACATAAACGGAACCGCACCTCGATGGGTTGCCGTAATGGATACTTTCGGCCTTGGCAGAACATACGCATACGAATTATGCCGGTTGCATGACTTGAATCCAGACGACCCGATTGAGGGCGCACGTTGTATTTCCTGCAACCCTTAGCGCCTAACCCCATAAACACGCGGAAACGAAACAAGCGAAGCGGCGTGTAGTGAATCGCCGTGATTTTACATTGTTATATTTTGGAGATTTTACGATGAGTGAGTTACAAACGGTAGCGGCAAGGCTCTGCAAACAATTGAGATGTTAATTAAGGCGATGAAGGTGAGAGATAATGATTAAATCAAAACGCGGCGTATCAATCGACAACTGTCGGCCCGAGATACTTATAGCCTTGATCTCAGTTGACCCTATCTATGCCAAGCATGGTGTAGATACTGTGGTCACGTCCGGGTCAGAGCCTTACAAGCACAGTGCTTTGCGCTCGGCACACTATAGGGGTGACGCTGTGGACTTGAGAATCAAAAACGTAGAGGTCGATAAAAGGGCGCGGGTATTCCAAGCAATCAAGCGCAAGTTAGGCCCGGATTTTGTTGTTCTGCACGAGGGTAAGGGTAAGGCGTGGGAGCATATTCACATTCATTGGTCGCCTATATTCCACAGCTAGCATAAGCTCTGGTTAGTGGTATAATGCAAAGCCTATGCGTCGCAAGGGCGCTCAAACAAGATGGCCGGAATGGCATTAAGGGCAGCGATGAGTGACGACGACCAGGGTATATCTATGCTAAGAGATGAGATGTCTCAGATTAAGAGCTGGATAAAGGCGACAGATGCAACAATTAAAGGTTTTCTGTCACGACTGGTCGATGCGGAGGAGCGGGTAGCTCGCGCAGAGGAGCGAGGCGCGGCAGCCGAAGAGAAGACAGCGACCCGTATGGCTTGGCTGATTATGCTATTTATAACGAGCTTAGGCGGTCTTGTTGTGATGATGTTGGATGTTTCGGCAAGATCTGATGAAAAGATCAACGCTATCGAAGATAAAACGATGGAGGTATTAATTGCCGTTCACGGTAGCAGCGTACTAATGCAACAACATCTCATTACCGCCGGTAATGTTAAAAAGGAGATCTATCACGCTGTTGAGGCTGTAGAAAAGTCATTGCAAACATCAATAGAAAGAACCCTCAACGCTGTAAAAGACAATAGATCCGCGATACTTAATCACGAAAGGGCGGAAAGGTAATGGCATTCCTGACGACGCTCGATGAATTTGATTACAAGCCTTTAAACAACGGGCTTGTCGAGAATCAGGGTAAGCTGGTCTGGCAAGACCCCGTTACACACGCAGTCTACACAGTTCCCGATGGGTTCCCGTCTAATTTAATGTCGTACCCTTGGTGGTCTGGCTGGCTATTCAATAAATTAGACAATACTGGCCGCGCTTCAATGCTGCATGACTATCTAGTCGATAAGACAATCGGTAATAGCATGTGGCGCGATGATCAGTACAGGGCAGCTCTAAAAGCTGACGGTGTTAACAAATTTAAGCGAGGGATTGCTTATACCGGCCTCCGTATTGTTTCTGGCCCCAGTGGGATTAAAATCAGATGAATAAAATCATAGCGGCATTGCTAATCTCTGTGCTTTCCGGTTGCGCTGAATACCAAATAATCGCAGCCGAGAAGGGCGCACAGGCAGCGGACGACTCACTAAGAGCTGCACGGTGGGGTCATTGCTCCGCAGCATCAGCGGCATCGCTAGAACGCAAGTACCAACTGTACAGCAACCCAAACGGCCCCTTAGCTACGGCCTGGCGGGAGCTGTGCTACAACTCAGACGAAGTTATCGAGGATTAGATCATGGACAACAAATTTATTCTTAAATCAAAAACCATTCTGGGCGCTATTTTAACTTTCGCTATTGCGATTCTTCCGCAATTTGGCGTGAGCTTTACCGGAGAAGATGCGGCTCTTATTTCCGCAGGTATTGACCAGTTGGCTATTTTAGCGACCACAGCCTTAACCGTTTACGGGCGGTTTGCTGCTAAAACCACAGTGTCGGCACTATAAATATTAACACACTCTGTTATTGAGGAAACTAAGATGAAAAAGTATTTATTAATTGCACTGTTAGCCTTCAGCCCCTTCACCTTTGCAGAATTTGACCGCACAGACCCTGCCGATTTGCTTGCCCTAAAATCAGAAGTGGCGAACGACCCTATTGCCATGGGATATGTGCTGACAGGTTCGACACCCAAAATACTGAGCCAGCTTAATACGGGCAGTCTCAATGTGGGCGGGGAAACAACCGGCGAAGCGTTCACCGCTGGCTTGTTGCTAGAAGTTATTGATTCGGACGATATTACTATTGGCAATAAGTTTAGTGAAGGTAATGCTCGCTGGCTAGATTATCTAATGAGTTCCGCCAGTGCTAATCAAAATTTCGCTTTCTTTGAAGCGCGTGTGAGGGCTATCTTTGATTTCAACCCAACACCCCAAACCATTATCAACCTTGATGCCGCTACTCGGTTAATATCAAGGGCAGAAGTTTTATTCGGTGTTGATGTAACTATCAGTAAGGCGGACTGGCTAGCAGCGAGGGATAGCTAATGGCTAGGGGGTTTACACGCTACTTAACCAGCTTCACTGTGCAGGCCAGCGCAGCTATTACTGCGGACGCTGATAGCGCAGGTACGCAAACTGCATTTGATACAGCCGTCTCCGGTAATGCTGATGGTTGTGACAGTGCTTTAATTGAGATTGATGTAACATCCGCACCGGCCACCGCTGCAAGGTGTAAAGTTTACATCGTGCCAGAGGAGTTCGACGGTGCTGGCGATGCTGCACAGAAATACGCGGGATCTATTGCGATTGCAACGACTGCTGACAAATACAGTTTAGAAATTGACGGATTACCAGAAGCGGGCAAGATAGTAATACACGCCGTTGACTATGGCTTTACCGCCAGCGCTGCCATGAAGCCCTCGTATATCGCGGACGCTTAATAATGGGTATTTTAATACCTAAAAGGCGAAGGATTTGGAAAGAGAAGCCCTTAGAGGGCGCTAGATTTCCTAGCTTTGTAGCGTCAGGATTTTTAATCGACGAACGATCTGGCGACCCCTTCGATCATGGAGCGCAGAGTGAAGGCGGGGCGCTTGGCACCTTTTCTTGGTTTGAAAAAGCGGGCGTTCCCGCAGTTAGCGCGACCGTTAGAGATCAATTGTGCTTATCCGGGGCAAGAAGCGCAACCACTCATGCACTGGTTATCGATTTTACCGTAGAAGACCACGATCTTAACAACTACACAGGGTATCTATCTGGGGGGCTTCGCACCGGCACTGTTACTGGTAATGCCACTGATGAAACCATTACGCTGGGGCCATTTGGCAGTGGTGATTACAGATATGTTAAAGATATATTTGGCCCAGGTGAATACACGCTCGTACTGTGGTTTGATGGACAGGATTACCAGTTTTCAGTTAATGGCAGTAAATTAGCTGCATTTGATGGTGCCGGTGGTGGAATAACTTATCTTGTAGATACGACTATTTCGGGGTCTGGTAAGGGCTACTCAGGAAGCCGCAGGGTATTCTATAAAAGTATTTATATAATAGATCAACCAGTTGATGATGATTTTGCAGTTTCATTATCCGAAAACCCCTACCAAATACTAAAGCCCCGCCGCAAGTTCTGGGTAGTGCCTAGTGCAACAGACACCACGGCCCCTATACTATCCTCACCCACAGGCACAAAGACCGGCAGCACTACAGCAGACGGCACAGTATCAACAGACGAAGCCAATGGCACGTTATACTATCTAGCGTCAGAGAACGCGACAGAGACAGCGGCAACGATTAAGGCGGGTAGTAGTCAGGCGGTAACAGCAACGGGTGTGCAGAACGTATCATTCACAGGCTTAACGCCATCGACATTGTATTATGCGCACTACGTTCATGATGACGCAGCTATCAACGAATCAAATGTACAAACGAGCGCAAGCTTTACGACAGATGCCGCCTCGAGTGTAATCGCCATATTTAGACGACGAATTGAAGGGCAAGGTAATGCTTTTAGGTAAATACAACCAAGAGAAAACAGTAAGGTTTCGCCTCTTTCAAGTAGATGGTGTTGATTTTGAGTCAGCCGCTACATTTGCCGCTGGTGATGTGAAGATCATGAAAGATGAGGGAGTGGAGGCTAACACCACCAATCTGCCCACAGATGAGGGCCAAGGCTATTCACTTGTCTTAACCGCCACAGAAATGAGCGCGGCTCGAATAGAGATTTATATTGTCGATCAAACAGCTACAAAAGTGTGGCTCGATACCGGGTTGTCTATTGAGACCTACGGCAACGCCAGCGCAGAACACGCCTTCGACTTAGACACAGCAAGTACAGCCCAAACAGCCGATCACACAGCAGGCATTGCAGATATACCGACCGTGGCAGAATTCAATGCGAGAACATTGGCCGCAGCGGATTACTTCGATCCAGCTACTGACACAGTTGCAGCTGTTACAACAGTTGCGAGCGTAAGCGGTTCGGTCGGTAGTGTAACTGGTAGCGTGGGAAGCGTAACGGGGGCCGTGGGCAGTGTTACAGCGCAAGTCTCGGCAGACGTAACCGCTATCAGCGGCGACTCGACGGCGGCTGATAATTTAGAGCTTCAATACGATGGAACAGGACTTGTAGGTGATACATACCCGGCCACACAAACACAGGTCGGCCAGTTATCAACAGGATCGGCGTCAATAAGTAAAGCGGCATCTACAGCAGTTATTACAGCAGGTGCAGAGACCAACACTTACACAAGCACAAAATCGCGTGATGGTGTTTACCACGAAATTGCAGACGCGGCTGGGGTTATTGACTTTTATTATGAATTCGATATTGGAGGCAATGGCGTAGGCGCTGATGTGCAGTTTTTTGGCAGAATGACAGGGGTAAATGACAACCTAGATATCTTTGCTTACGATTGGGCTAATACAACATGGGATCAGGTTGGCACTACAGAAGGCGAAAATACGACAACAGATTGGGCTGGGTTCGTAAGTTTAGACGTATCGCATACTGGCACAGGTGCAAATGCGGGTAAAGTTCGCGTTAGAGCTTACAAAGCGTCAGGCTTAACGTCGGCTGTATTGTATATGGATCAAATCTATATCAGTTACGCTGTAGTTGCTGAATCAGTTGGCTACGCTCAAGGCCGGGTGTGGATAAACACCGACGCAGCAAACACGAATACAAACCTATACCGTGATGGCACAGCAGATAATCCAGTGAGCACCTTAACTGCGGCTAAGACGATTGCGGATAGCTTAGGAATAAAAGACTTCCACGTTACCTCAAACTCGACGATAACATTGCTGGCCGATCTTAACGGCTACAATGTCTATGGTGTTGGGTACGCACTAAACACAGCAGGCTATGACCTTGCAGGCACACATATATTACATTCAAGCCCTATCAACGGGACTGTAACAACAGCAGGAAGCTCTGATCACTGGGACGCGCTAGATTCGATTATAGATACAGTAACAGCCGACGACGCGCATCTTACGAATTGCATATTTATCGGTACTTACACTTTTGGCACCAGCGCCATTGTTACGCCAGAAGTCAATATGAACCACTGTAAGTCGGGCATCGCAGGAGCATCAGCCCCAGTATTCACAAAAACACCAGGCGCTACCCTCACATGGTCGGTGCGAGATTGGAAGGGAGGCATGACTATCAACGGTCTGGAAGCTGGCGATACTGTTACTATCGGTGGTGGCGAGCTAGGCACAATCACGCTTAACGGTGCAGATGCGAGTGTTGAGGTAAGGGGTATTGCTAAAGCAGTAACCAACAATCTCACAGGGTCGCCTACAGTAAACCTCGATGGTGTTGTTATAGCCTCGGATGTGGCTAGCATATCCTCTGAGATAGGCACGGCAGGCGCAAACTTAACCGATCTAGGCGGCATGTCCTCAACAATGAGGTCGCAGGTCAACACAGAGGCCGATACAGCCCTCACAGACTACGACGGGCCTACCAACACAGAGTTCGAGGCTAGAACCCCGACAGCGGCGCAATTAGCCTACATTGTGGCCAACGCAGCAACAGGGATGCCCGTCACATTCACTACTAGCGGCGGGTCGACTACAGCAGCGGTTTTAAATAACGTTGATGGCGCTGCGGCGAGTGCCACAGATGATCAATATAATGGAAGGTTGCTTGTATTCACTGACGGGACTCTGAAAGGGTGTGTAACAGATATAACCGATTATGTCGGGTCTACTACTACCGCAACCATCACAGCTATCCCGTTCGCGCCAGAATCCACTCATAACGCGAGACTGTTATAATGGCGGTATCTGGTTCTCAAAAGACGCGAATAGGGGGGCAGGTTTCTGGTGTTGGCAAGGCTCAATCGTTTGCTGCTAAATCCCCAGGGTCAATAACTGAGACTATATTAGATTATGGTCGAGGGTTTATGAGAGCTATGAGCAGAGGTATTAAGCGATGATTGTCGCAAAGAAGAACGAAGCGTATTATCTAACATTCCCAGCTATCGACTCTACAACACCGGCAAGCTACAAAACAGGCTTAAGCCCAGTTGATACGGCGTACTATAAGGATGGGGCAGGAGCATGGACAAGCCTTTCAATAACTGACACAGCGACGGAAATAGGGTCAACAGGTGTCTACGAAATAGATCTGACAGCGACAGAACTCAACCACGATAGAGTAATTATAAAATTCTCAGTTAGTGGCATGGCGGATGACGCATATCAGTTTGATCTACAAACAAAGTTAGTCGACGACCTAAACGACGTGGCGGCCACGGATATAGTTTCAGGTGGGCCAATAGATACAACAAGCGGCGCGGTTGATACGGTGACGACTAACACCGACATGAGGGGGACTGACTCAGCCGCCACAGCCTCTGCACTGGCTACAGCCCAAAACGATCTTGATACTATAACGGGTGCAGATGGGGTGACGTTAGCGACAACTCAAGCACTGTACGCTCCCAACAAGACCGCCCCCGATAACGCGGGTATAGCTGGCATACAAGCCGACTTAGATAACGCGACAGATGGGCTAGGGGCGTTGAAAACTCTTATTGACGCTATACAAGTGGACGTTGATTCTATGGGGATCACTAAAAACGTCGCGTTCAGCAACTTCGAATTCCCAATGGTGTTAACGTCTGACCACTACACAGCAGCTACAAGCAAGACAGTTACAGGTGAGCGGTCAATAGATGGAGGGGCTTTTGCATCGGTTAGCGGAACAATTGCTGAGGTTGGGTCAGGTGTTTATCAATGCGACCTATTAGCTGCCGACACAAATGGCGATGTCATAACCTACAAGTTTTCAGCTACGGATTGTGATGACACCATCATTACGATAACGACGCGAGCATAAAATGCTATTAAGGTGGGGGAGGAGAGGTGTATTTGTTGCGGCATTAGCTGTGACGCATATAACACCAGCCCCCTCGACATCAACCTATGTTAACAAGGCAGCCTATAGGTATAGCGTAGCAATAGAGTCGCGCCATGTTACTCCAGCTAATACCACAGCGACATACATAAACAGGGTTGAATATCGGCCCACTTTAAAACCAAAACATATTACTCCAAGCGCGGACGCATCCAGTTATATACAACGGATAGCGGTAATACCAGGAGTAACAATAGAATATCGCCACATAACACCAGTCAACACCCCCGTTGTTGATGTGGATACAGGTGGGGGCGGATCAAGATTAGCCCTTCTACTAAGGGAAGACCAAGAGATTATTGATATAATCACAGCTATAGGGCCATTACTGGTGAATACATGAGCGATAAACCAATATACAGAACATTTGACACGGTCGATGCAATGAAGCGCGTTGACCCTAAACCTGTTGTTTACCCTACTTACAAACTAGGCAATGGCAAGGCTGAGTATATGAAGTCTCGGATAGGAGAGGATGCAAGGTTTGTCAAAAGAAAATAAGGCTGGAAGGCCAACAAAATACAAAGAAGAGTACAGTGAGCAGGTAGAAAAATTATGTAGACTAGGCTCTACTGACGAAGATATTGCTGATTTTTTTAATGTGTCGGTGGCAACTATTGGCAATTGGAAAAATGATTATTCTGGTTTTTTAGAGGCCATAAAAAGAGGTAAGGTTGTCGCGGATGCAGAGGTGGCGGACAGGCTGTACAAGAGGGCGACTGGCTATAGCCATCCCGATGTGCATGTGAGTAATTTTCAGGGCGAGGTAACATTAACGCCAATCAAGAAGAATTACCCGCCTGATACTACAGCGGCTATCTTTTGGTTGAAAAATCGCCAGAAAGAGTATTGGCGTGATAAGCAGCATGTGGAGCAGTCTGGCAGCGTCAGTGTGGCTATTGCGGATATTCTTGGGGAGATAGACGGCACAAGCAAAGGCCTGCCAGTTGACGAATGAGGATAAACTAAAGACCCGGCTAGGCGACCAAGTGTGGAGGCTTAACAACCTTTACTGGATTGTGGATAAGTCAGGCCAAAAGATTAAATTCAAGATGAACAAGCAGCAGCAGGCCTTGTTTAACGGCATGTGGTATTTAAACTTAATCCTCAAAGCGCGGCAGTTGGGAATGACGACGTTTATTCTCATTTTCATGCTGGATAGATGTCTGTTTAACTCAGACACAAAAGCCGGAGTTATCGCTCACAATAGAGAGGACGCGCAGAAATTCTTCCGGGAAAAACTAAAATACGCTTACGACAACCTGCCTGAATGGTTGAGAGCAGAAAGGCCAGCGAAAAATGACAGGTCAGGAGAGTTGGTATTCGAGAACGGCAGCTCGGTGACCGTTGGCACATCAATGCGGTCATCATCGCTGCAATACCTGCATATCAGTGAGTTCGGCAAAGTCTGCGCAAAGTACCCAGACAAGGCCAGGGAGATAGTCACCGGCGCACTCAACGCGGTAGAGGCAGGCCAGTTTGTGTTCATTGAAAGCACAGCAGAGGGGCAGCAGGGCTATTTCTACGACTATTGCACCGAGGCTGAAAGGGCGGCGATAGAGAAGCGCAAGCTAACAAAACTCGATTACAAGTTGTTCTTCTTCCCGTGGTGGGAGAATGAGGGTTACAGGCTAGAGGGTGATGTAATCCACACGCAGGAAACCACCGAGTATTTTGACGACCTATCGCATAAAGACGGCATCCACCTCGATAGAGAACAAAAAAACTGGTACATCAAGAAGCTATCGACGCAAAAAGACGATATGAAGCGGGAATACCCGTCAACCATCAGAGAGGCGTTCGAGCAGTCGATACAAGGCGCGTACTACGCTAAAGAAATGGCGTCAGTGCGGAATGATGGCAGGCTCCGCAAGCTCCCCTACGAGCCATCACTACCCGTCTATGTGTTTTTTGACTTGGGCCGCAATGACTATACTTCTATGTGGTTTATGCAGGATTACCGGGGGCAGTATAGGTTTATCCGCTATTACGAGAACAGCGGCGAGTCGATACAGTTCTACATCAAGAAGATGCAGGAGTACCAGTACGTCTATGACACGCTGTACTTGCCGCATGATGCTAATGTCACTGATCTCAGCCGTGCTGATAACAAATCACGGGCCGATATCGTCCGAGGTATGGGGATGAAAGTGGAGGTGGTATCAAGAGTACCGTACAAAGCAGAGGCAATACAAGCCGTCAGGGATGTGCTGCCTAAGTGCTATTTTGACGAAGAAAACGCAGCAGGCGGTGTGGCTAGCCTAGATGGGTTCAAAAAAGAGTGGAACGACAAGTTAGGCGTGTGGCGTGATGAGCCTGTAAGGAATGACGCAAAGCACGGAGCTGACGCATTTGAACAGTTTGCGCGAGGGTACACAGCAAGAATGGATCATCAAGGCAGTTTTGAGGCAGAGGATTACGCATGATTGAGGTCGATATAACACTGGACGATATGAAAGAGGCCGTGCATAACGATCAGGTGTGCAGGCATTTTGGCGCAGCTATCTCAAAAGCCTACCCTGGGCGCAAGTGGCTTGTTGAGGTGTTGGATAGAGGCTACCTCTGCTACATCAAGATTCCCACTATCTCTATGGAGTACGGTATCGCGGTGAAGTTAAGTAAAACCCTGAGAAGTGATACAATCAACTGCGTAAGATCGGCAGGAGAGCTGCTAGAGCGATTCAAGCTAACACGCGGCCAGACTGATAACGCCGATGTATTCCAGCTACCATCGAACTACAAAGGCGTAATAGGCGCAGAGAAGGGCGAAATCTAATGGATGACAAACACCCCGGCGAAGTAGAAGACGCTATAGCGCCAGAAGGCGTCAATAATGAGATTGACGAGGGGGCGGTCTGGGTGCAGCGAGCGTCAGAGGCATACGCGGCGTCTACTGATTATATGGAATCGTCTGTTCTCAACCAGTGGGACACGAACATTGATAACTTCCGCAGTCGGTCAGCTACAAAGAACGGCGGCACTGGCTCTAAGATATTCAGGCCCAAGACGCGATCAGCTATCAGATCACACGAGGCGGCACTAGCTACGGCGCTATTCTCAAGCAACGACCTAGTATCAGTAGACCCGGCAGATCAAAATAACGAAGTGCAGGCACTCAGCGCCAAACTCAACAAAGCACTGATACAGCACAGGCTAGAAAAAACGATCCCTTGGTTTATGACTGTGATTGGCGGCTATCAAGACACCCTGAATTACGGCGTGGTGGTCAGCAAAACCTACTGGAAGCATGAAGAAGAAGAGTCTAGCGACTTTGCAGTGGCTTATGATGAGCAAGGCGAGCCATTGCGTGATAAAGAAGGCTTTGTACTTGGACAGCGAGCAGCACCAGAGGTAACGGTCGATGAGCCTGTTATTGACCTGCTAGCCCCTGAAAACTTCCGTTTTGATCCGAATGCAGACTGGCGCAACCCGATCAGTGACAGCCCTTATCTTATCGAGCAAATCCCCATGTACGCAGGCGATGTTATTGATCGTATGCAGAAAGAGGGCGACGATAAGACGGGCGAACCGGAGTGGTACGGCTACACGTTATCGCAGATTTTAAAAGCCGGTGGCGATACGACAGAGAATAAACAAACCAGGCTGGCCAGAGAGGGCGACCGAGAAGACCCTACTGATGTGTCTCAATACAACGAATTCACTCCTGTATGGGTGCATTTCAATATATATCGGCAAGAAGGCGTCGATATGGCGTACTACACGCTGGGCACGACGTTGTTATTGAGTGAGCCTGTACCGCTGACTGACATTTATAAGCATGGCCGCGAGGTTTACACCCTGGGTGTTTCGACCATTGAAGCGCACCGAAACTACCCGTCGGCCCTGAACGAACTGGGTAGCAACACGCAGAATGAGATAAACACGCTAGCCGACCAACGATACGACAATGTTCGCCTAGTGTTGAATAAACGCTATTTCATTAAGCGACAGGGTAATGTTGATCTGCCGGCCCTGGCTAATAACCGGCCCGGTGGTGGTGTGTTTGTCGATGACCCTAACGGCGACGTGAAAGTCGTTGATACCCCGGACGTGACAAGCTCAAGCTATGCAGAGCAAGACCGGCTCAATCAGGATATGGATGAACTGATGGGCACGTTCTCTACGTCAACAGTGCAATCTAACCGGGCGATGAATGAAACAGTCGGCGGTATGAACCTGATGGCCACAGGTGCCAATGCGTCCCAAGAGTACATCATGCGCACGTTCATTGAGACATGGGTCGAACCTGTACTTCGCACACTTGGTAAGCTAGAGCAGTATTTTGAGACAGACGAAACGATTGTCGCTTTAGCAGCAAGCAAGGCCGGAATACCAGCAGAGGCAGCCAAAGACCCAGAGTTAATGGATAAATTGATCGAGCAGGACTTAAACATCACTGTAAACGTCGGGCTAGGCAACACTAACCCGCAGCAGAAGATGCAGAAGTTAATGATGGCGGTCAACACAACAGCAGGAATGCCCGAAATGGCCGCCAAGACTGACTGGCCGGCAGTGGTTAAAGAGATATGGGCGTTTGCTGGCTATGGTGATGGCGACCGCTTTGTAGCGAAAGAGGAGGAAGGAGGTCAGCCGCAAGAGCAAGCCCCACCTCCCGAGGTGCAAGCCAAGCAGATGGAGCTACAAGCCAAAGCACAAGAGGCTGATCTAGGACGACAGCACGAAATGGCTATGCTTCAACTGCGATTACAGCAAGAAGGCGAGCAGTCCATCACTGAAATGAATACCCGCCGAGAGCTAGAGCTAATCAAGCTGTCAGAGGCCAAGGGTATTAAGTTGGAGGAGTTGAGGGCTAAAGTGAATATCGAGAGCAGCAAGGACAAGACTAAGCGGGAGACTGAGGCATTGAAAGCCAGCCTTGTATCGAGAGAGTTTGGCATCAAGATGGCGACTGGTAGCGGAATATGAGCGACTTCACCGACTACGACATAGCCCTATTCGCCCAGGCTGACCTCGGAGAGCAAGCAAGAGACTTCCTGAAAACCGATATAGGCCGGTACTTAACAGGGTGCGCAGAGCAGCAGATCAATGATTGCAGCCGCGAATTGCTCAAAGTTTTGCCTAGTAACACAGATAAGATACAATTGCTACAGAACAAAGCCCTGACAGCGAGTAACTTCATTGTATGGGTACAAGAGGCTATTGATATGGGCGATGCCGCCCTTCAACAGGTGCAACAAACCGAGGGTTAAAAAATGTCCGAAGAATTACAAGAAGCGATTGAAGTCGAAGAATCCGAACTATCGGCGGAGTTAGATGGCGAAGAGTTATCAACAGAGGATAAGCCCCCGGCATTATCACCTCGAGAAGCTGCTATCGAAGCAATGGCTGCGGCCAAGTCTGAGCAGTCTCCGGGCACTATTGTTGATGCACTAGGCAATGAGGTTGATGAAAACCTTGACGATGAAGACTACGACAATCTTGACCCAGAGATTAAAGCGCCAGAGCCAGAGTCGCCAGTATTCCTGAACGATGATGGCAAGTACGCGATGAAGCTGGCAGTCAACGGCTCAGAAGTCGTGCGCTCGTTAGATGAGATCGTCGCAGAATCACAGAAACAGATATCCGCCGACCAAAGACTGCAAGACGCAGCAGAGCAGCGGAAACAGATTGAAGTAAGAGAGGCCGAGTTATTGCAGCGAGAGAACGCTGTCAATGAAGCCTCCTTACAACAAAACAACCAGCTATCCAGCCAGGACGTTGGGGAAGATGCTCGTAGCGAAGCTAGGAGTTTTGTAGAAGGTGTTTATGAAGGCGACACCGAGGCTGCTATTGAGCAATTAGCAAAGATTATACAAGGGCGGCAACTGCCTACCCAAGTTGATGCTAATGCGATTGGTCAGCAAGCAGCAAAAGACGCCATCGCCACAATTGAAGCTATGAACGCAGAGAAGGCGTATACAGGCTCACTTGAGGACGGAGTAGCATGGCTTGAGGAAAATCACCCAGACGTAAGGCAAAACAAATCGCTAGAGCGGTATGTGGACGCTGAAATCAACGTGATTATGACCAAAGAGCCAAGTATTACTCCAGAAGCAGCAATCAAACGTGCGACAGAGACCGTTTTAGAGCAGATGGGGCAACCCAAAGCCGAGAAAAGTAGTCGCGCATCCAACAAAGCAGGGCTACACCGCGAGCCTGCCCGAAAATCGCTAAGTAAAAAACGGCCAGTACCGGAAGTTATTGATAACTCCCCGGCTGCTGTAATTGCTCAAATGCGAAAAGAACGGCAGATGATAGCGGGTAGACGCTCTTAATCAGGTAAATTATCATGGCTGGACAATTATGGTCAGGTGCCAGTGGTTATATGGCCACCGAGACACTTTCAAAAGAACTGCGAGAGGCTGTGCAACCGCTTTCTCGTTTCACTCAATTTTGCGACACCGAAGAAGCTATCGGAAAAGGCAATGGCGACGTTTACACATGGAACGTACATGGCGACACGTCTGTTGATTGCCCTACTACCGGGCTTGATGAGAACGCCAAAGTACCCGAAACTGGTTTTGCAACCAGTCAGGGCAGCGTAACTCTCAAAGAGTTTGGTATTGCCGTACCTTTCAGCAAGAAGTACGACGACCTGTCTGAGCAGCCCGTAAAGGCGATCATTCAGAAGACGCTGAAGAACTCAGCAGCTCGCACAGAAGACGCAGTAGCTCATGCTCAGTTCGACGCTTCATTGCTAACGGGCACTGGTGGCGGTAGTGGCGCTGTAACAGTGCAGACTGATGGCACGTTCTCTGGCGCTGCCGTTGCAATGACTATTGCGCACGTCAAGACCATTGCCGACACTATGCAGGAGCGCAACATCCCTGTATTCGACGGTGAGAACTATGGCGCTATCATGCGTCCTACTACCCTTCGCCCCGTTCTCACTGAGCTTGAAAGCATCCATCAGTACACCGATGGCGGCTGGACACGCATTATGAACGGCGAGAAGGGCAAGTATGAAGGCATCCGCTTTACTACTCAGACTAATATCGCTTCTAAAGGTTATTCGGCTGGTGATGCGGCTTACTTCTTTGGCTCAGACACCGTGACCCAGGTTATCTCCTGCCCAATGGAGTTACGCGGCAAGATTCCCGATGACTACGGTCGCTCACAAGGCATTATGTGGTATGCGCTAGAGAACTTTGCGCTGACTCATAACGATCAAACCAGTGCTGAAACTAAGGCTCAGGCCCGTGTTTTGCGTTGGGGTGGTTCAAGCTAATTACTGCCCCCTTCGGGGGGCTTTATAGAGGAAATAATTATGAGTTATGCAAACCCTACGACAGTTGGCTATCGTTTTCCGGCTGCCACATTGTCATCTGCGGCGGTAATTGGTCGCATTCAAGCACCAGACGGCAAGAAAGGTCGAGTAGTTGACGTGTCCTTGGTTACTACTACAGCAACCACAGTGGCCGCCTGTACTGTAACGATTGGCACAGGCGCAGACGCAGACGCTTACGCGACCCAAGCTGTACCTGTTACAGCCATCAATCTTGGCGTACAAGGCACTACAGCCGTTTACAATCACGAAATCCCAGAAGACACTTTAGTATTAGTGACTGCGGGTGGTGAGTGTACGGCTGGTGCAGGCGACGTTACTGTAATCATCGACTGGTACTAAGGAGTACATTATGAGTATTGAAGATGGCACATCAATGAAAGAAGGCTTCGACGCAAAGAAGCAAGGCGCTAAACCTACTGCGGTAACTCAGCGACCCTCTAAGGGTGGCGGTTTTATCAAGGAAGGCAAAGGCGGTAAAGGTAAAGGCGGCAAATAAGCCGTAAACAAGGGGCTGCTTCGGTGGCCCCTTCTCCTTTGAGGAAAAGATTATGCGCAACATCACCATGACCCACGAAGAGTTTAGAGAGTATCACGAAGGCAAAGACGTTAAGCCTAGCCTTGAAGATGGCCACAGCGGTAAGACCGTTGTCGGTCAATACGAGCGAGACTGCAAAAAGCACAAGGTAAAGCATATCGGAGAATATGACGATGCTTGATAAATCCCGCGAGCACTCCACCATCTACGGCGGCACGGGCACAACGCGCTTTATCCAAGACGGTCACAGGTACGGCTCGAATGAGAAATACCTGGGGAAAGTAGGTGAAGAAGATCGACCTATCTTTAAGCCTAAACAGGCTGAAACTGTTATAATTGGCGACGACCTAACAAGTATGGGTAAAGCGGAATTAATCACGCTAGCAACTTCTCATGGCCTCAAGGCTGACGGAAGAATGTCGGAAGAAACATTGCGAAATAAGATAGGTAAATATAATGCCGACGTTCTTGGAGCTGGTGAATGATCTAAGGCGCGAGTGTAGCGTTTCTGGATCAGCCGTATCGACCGTTGTAGGTCAGACTGGCGAGTATTTACGCTTAGTTAATTGGATCAATCAAGCCCACGCAGAGATTCAGGGTAAATACTTCGACTGGAAGTTCCTAAGAGCCACTGCCCAATTCACAACCGCTGTAGGCGTCGAAACAGTCCCCGCGCCTAGCGATCTCAACACATGGGATATGACTAGGTTCTACCAGGGCACAGATCAAATCTGCGCTAAAGAGTGGATTGATTATCGCCCTAACACCGCGGCAAGCGGCAAGCCTAGCGATATATTTATTCGTTACGACAACGATCTGCATCTTTACCCAAACCCAGATGACGCTTACGTCTATGACTATGAGTATTTTAAGACTCCGCTCGTAATGGCCGTCGATAGTGATGAGCCGCTAATCCCTGCGCACTTGCAGCGGGTTATTGTTTATCGGGCCATGATTATGTATGCCAATTATGAAGAAGCCCCAGAGCTAAAAGCGCAGGCCGGCGAACTGTTCGGTGAGGCAATGAGGCAGCTTTCAAACCACCAGCTATCGAACAAGTCACAATTCTATGGAAGAAGCGAGACTGACCTGTTCACGGTAGAGGTGCAATGAAGAATAAAATCATATCAATGGGTGGCGGGCTGAACTTAGAGTCGCCCCACTTGTCGATAAAAGAAGGACAGGTCATTGAGGCCGAGAACTTTGAGCCAGACCTTAACGGCGGCTACACAAGGGTTCAAGGCTATGAGCGGCTAGACGGGAGGATAAAACCTTCTGACGCTGTATGGTACTCACTGATCGTCGATGATGCCTCTGGGGTCTCTTTAGGCGCTATAACGGGGTCTAGTAGTGGAGCCACGGCTAACGTCGTCGTGATTGATGGTAACGAGCTTTGTATTACCAATCTCACTGGCAACTTTAATACCAGTGACACGTTTTCTGGCGCAACTGTAACCGTTGTCGAGGCGCTTGAGGGTCGTGATGACCCGTTCGATTTTGGTGTTTGGGAGTTAGCCGCCCAAGATTATTACCGCGACCTCATCACAGCCGTGCCGGGTACAGGCAGTATTCTTGGCGTCTGGCACTACAACAGCTACAGCTACGCCTTTAGAAGCAACGGCTCAGTCGTAAAAATGTTTAAAAGCTCTTTATCCGGCTGGGTGGAAGTAACGCACTACCAAGTGCTTAACTTTGATGCTGGTGTGGGCGCTGACGGCGATATAGTCGCTACAACTGTCATTGATGGTGGCACAAGTTCAGCCCAAGGCACTGTTAAGCGAGTCGTTGTTACTGATGGGACATGGGGTGTTGATGCTTCGGGCTATTTTATTGTCGATGTGACAACAGGTGCCTTTCAGGATAACGAAGCTATACAGGTCTCAGCGGTAACAAAAGCCACTGCAAACGGTGCTGATACTGATATTGAGTTCACACTGGGTGCGAACAAGTTTGACTTTATTAATTACAACTTCAAAGGCAATGAGTCGTCGATCCGAATGTACGGGTGCGACGGCGTAAACAATGCTTTTGAGTTTGATGGGACATTATTAACCCCAATCTTCACTGGTACGCCAACCGACGCGCCCCATCTTATTGAAGCGCACAAAAAGCATCTATTCTTAGCCTTCGCAGGAGGCTCCCTACAGCACTCTAGCCTGGGCGACCCAATGATATGGAATGCAATACTAGGAGCCGCAGAGATAGCCTTGGGCGATTCGGTAACGGGTATTGAGTCAATCACTGGCGATACATTGATAGTTGGGACTGATAGGTCTATCCATGCGCTGTATGGGTCAAGCACACTGGACTGGAATCTATCATTAATCGCATCCAATACTGGCGATGTTGCCAATACGCTGGACGTGCTTGGAGCGCCCTTTGTTGTAACTAGAAACGGCATCACCAGGATTGACTCGGTGCAGGCTTACGGCAACTTCCAGTCGTCCACAGTATCAAGGCTAGTAAAGCCATTACTTGATGGAATGTTGGCAAACAAAAACCTTATAGGTGTATCGGTATCAAGGGCTAAAAACCAGTACAAGATATACTTTGATGATGGGTTTGGTGTTGTCATGTCCTACGATCAGCTTTACGGGCAGGCACAGCTACCCCAATTCACTGTATTTAATTACCTGTCTAATCCAACAGCGGTTAGCTCAGTATCTCTCGACGGTGCTGATGAAATTCTATTGTTTGGCGATGACTCAGGTTTTGTTTATCAAGAGTTAAGAGGCCATAGCTTTGATGGAGAGGCTATTGTCAGCGCATTAAGAACACCATTCCTTCATCTTGGCTCACCATCCAACAGAAAGGCATTCAGGCGTTATGACTTAGAGGTCGATGTAGAGCGCAACGCAGAGGTAAGAATTAGCTATGAGTTCTCCTACGGGCAGTCTCACACAGCGCAAAGCTCACTCGGCAACCTAATAAGCGATGCAGAGTCGCAGGAAGTCTTAGCGATTGGTGGTGGTGGTTATTGGGATAGTAACGACTGGTTAGAGTTTAACTGGAGCGCCGATCAGGTTGAGCAAAAGATAGCGTCTATGGAGGGCACTGGTCACAACCTGTCCATGCTTTTCTACTCATCGAGTGCGACAAGCTCAGAGTTCACAATTAACAATATTACCTTTTCGTATCTTATGCGACGAGCAAACAGGGGCTAAGAATGACCGCTAATTATTACACCAGGACAATGGCTTTCGCGGAACGAACGAGAGCAAAAGGTGAAGACGTTAGGCTTGAATACGACGCCATTGATACATCGTTTGATCTTGTCGCGGCTGATGTTGATAGGGCTATAACCCTTCCAGCAGGCACTATCGCAGAGATAACAGGCACCCCAGCAGAACTTGCGAACAAGGTTGTGGGTTTTGATGGTAGCGGCGTAGCGACAGCTTTAGACATCAACTCAGTTCCTATCGACGGGGCGATGTATAACCTTATCGAAGACCTCACACCACAATTAGGCGGGAACCTAGACACACAGTCGTTCACTATTGATGGTCGAGATATTACTGTTGATGGGGCTACGCTTGATAGTATTGATATAGCAAAGCTAAACGCTATCGAGGCCAACGCGAATAACTATATTCACCCAACCGGCGATGGTAGCAATCACATTCCAACGGCAGGGACAGTAGGGCAGATACTTATTAACACTGCATCGGGAACAGCTACATGGCAGGACGAGTACACGCATCCCACTGGCGCGGGGAGTGAGCACCTACCTACTGGCGGCACGGTGGGGCAAATCCTTACAAACACTGCGAGCGGAGAAGGCTCTTGGCAGAAGAACAGCGCCAAACATTTGTTTGATAAATCTTATTTTGGGGGCATCTAAGCGATGGAAGCGACTTCATATTCAGCTATAAACACTGCAGCAAGCGGCACCAGCGAAGAAGCTTTATATACCGTACCTACAGGCAAGATTGCCAAGATTATATGGCACACAGGCCATATTGCTGGCACAGCAGGCGTCGCACTACAGCATATAACAGCAAGCGATGCAATATCCGTTTTTCGCACAGCGATCTATACTAGTAGCGTGTCTTACGGGATGTATATTAGGTGCGGCTCCGTGAATATATTAAGCACCAAAGAAGGAGGCGCATCATCTTTAATAGGCACATTGGCATTGATGGAGAGCGCTGGAGTTATGGATACAATAAGCAATCATACAACATCCTCAGCCGGCAGCGCGGCAGCCAGCGAGATTCAGACAGTAAATAATGGAATAATCCTTGTTGCAGGCGAGAGTGTATCAATAAAAACCTCTAATTACCTAAATACGAAGTTCTCCTATGACTTTCTCGTTCTTGAGGATGACATTTAATGCTTATCAACGTAAAGCCTGATGGGTCACTCGGGGGCCGGGTGAATATATCCAACCCTACTACCCTTGAGCAATTCAGGTTGAGCAATCCTACGTTTATCTACACTGATGGGGATTTCGATCACCCTGATAGATATTACGAGTACAAGGGTGGATCAATATCATTACGAGCAAATTGGGAAGACCTTTTAGCAGAGGATGAGGCCGCCGATGTAATCCAAAGGGCGGAAGACGCGGCAGCATATCTAGTGCGTAGCAAGGCTCGCAAGATTGCCGAAGCTGCAACCTTGGCAGGCTCAGCGATGCTAGAAGAGGTTGTTAGTGATGGTGAAAGCTACATTCCAACCAGCGATGTAATTGCAGATATTGCCAATACACTTGGCGTTATGGGTCGAAACCCTACAGAGAAGATAGATTTCAAAGGCGCGTCAGGCTGGGCGCTTGTCAATAAAGCAAGCTTACAAGGCTTGCAAAGCGTTATATGGGCCAGAAGCAAGGTGGTTCGGGCCAATCATAGGCATCATGAAGAAGCCATCACGGCAATCTCAACGCAAATAGAATTAGACGCATACGACATAACTACAGGGTGGGTATAACATGGCTCTTTCGATATGGGATATTGTTAAAGGCGATATAGCCGCAGGCAAAGTTGGGGCTACGCAAGCAGCAGCAAAACCCGCCGCCCCTGCAGTGATGCCTCCGGTAACAATATCGACGCCCGCCCCGGCCACCGAGACAATCGAGATAGAGGGGGCGCAAGCGAACGGCTATGAACCCTCATCCTACAAGGCGGCCCCACAGGCGACCACAACGAGTTATTCTGCTCCTGCTAAAGCGGCAACGCAGTCGTATGAGGCTGTCAGCCAGGATGTTACGAATGACCAGTTAGTGTCAGACCAGTTAACCAATCTGCTTGATAGTGATAGCCCGTATATAAAACAGGCTAGGCAGCAAGGTCTACTGGCTTCGCATTCAAGAGGTTTATTGAATAGCAGTATGTCGGCAGGCGCGGCGCAAGGCGAGGCAATTAGAGCCGGTCTTCCTATCGCGCAGCAAGACGCCAATACTTATTATAGCGCGGCCACAAACAACGCTAACGCCCAAAATAGGCAGCTAGAGTTCGGCGCGAGAGAGTCTAACGCGGCAGCACTACAGCACAGCCAGCAACAAGCAGCAGCAATGCGAGCGACGGCAGACGCTAAAAACATAGCGAGTAGAGAGGCGACGGCAGCGTCAAACAGAGCTAAAGAGTTTGGGGCAACGGCAGTTAATCGCGCAGGTGAGTTTTATGCCAGCGCCAAAAACGCAGCCTCAATACAGAATGCAAACAATGAATTGACCGCTTCGCTTCAAGAAATGAAGAATGAAATAAGCACATATTCAACCGACGTACAGCGCAGCACGGCGCTCGATAATCTTGGGTTAAACCTATTCAATACGGCGGTCGAGACAGGTGTTTTTAATAACGCTGAAACTGTGACAGGTTATTTCAATACAGTGTCAGACTTATTCCCTGATCTTGGCATTCAAATGATTAGCGATGCAGCATCAACAACGCCAGAAGGGGTAGTCGTGTAATGCGAACCATCACCCCCAGTAGGTTCGCGCAGTATTCCGAGCCAATCGCTAACCAGGCTTTAAATCAAAGCCGGCCGAGCGGCCAGAACGCAAGCCAGGTAAGTCAAGGAAGTGTTGGGTCAAACATGCTTCAGGAATACGGCGGTATAGCCAAACACGCCCTATCACCAAGCAGCACTAGCATTGCTGGCGGCTACAACAAGGTTTATGACCTTGCGACAGGATGGCAAGCCCCAACCACTGTGATGACTTCTGGTGGGGCAACAGCGATACCCGCTGACCAAATAGCAAGCGATAGCGGCACGTTCGGCGGCACAAACTTTGCTAACGCTGCTTACGGCTACGCTGGCGGAAAGCTAGCCAATGAGCTATTTGACAACAAAGGGTACTCCGATATAGGCGGGGCTACTGGGGCGAGCTTAGGGGCTTCCGCCGCTGTTGGAACAGGCGCGATAGGAACAACTCTTAGCAGTTTAGGTTGGGCTGCCGGGCCTGTTGGCGCTATAGGCGGGGCAGTGCTTGGTGCAGCTATCGGCTCATTGTTTGGCGGCGACTCAGATGATTATAGATTTCGCATATATTCTGGTGAGCTGGGCGAAAACTCGCAATTAAATACAGATCAGCTAACTGAGAAGCAAAGCGATTGGGAGTCGATAAACCGAGGCGGAGGGCTTGGTCGATACCAAGTGGAAGGCGGCGATAACATGACTGGCGCGTATGACCGCTGGGTGGGAAGTGGTGATTACAGCAAGAACACCAGCTCTGCCTATAAGTGGCTAAAGGAAGGAAACACATTTTCGATAGGTGACAAATACAGCGGCCCCGAGGGCGATTACTCAGAAGCCATCAGAAAGGACTGGGCTAGCGTGGATACAGCGTTCGGGAAGTACACAGTTGGACACATTGACGATATTCCCGGTAGAACAAAGTTTGCAACAGGCTGGGTAGATTCTATTGGAAAGCTAGATGAGGCGGTGGCATCTATATTAACCCCAGATCAAATAGCGGCCAGCAAGGAGGGGCTAAGCGGATCTATACAGGGAACTCCAGATTGGCATAACAAGTCTGGGCAGAACTACGCAACAGACGCGATGGTATTTGACCGCTATACTGCAATCTTTGAGCTAGCAGGGCGCGATGATCTCGCAGAGCGATACATTGAGGCTATGGATAGATCCATATCAGGACAGGCAGAAGACGGCGGCAAAACAGCAAGAGCCATCGATGAGCTAGCAAAGATACTGGAAGCCGAGTCCAAATCACGCCAAGCACAAGCGGCAACGGACGCCACAGATAGTATTACTGCGGATAGAGTTAGCCCTACAGCCACATCGAGGGCGCAACCAAACCCTAGACGAATCACAATCACCAGGCCAGAAGGGGTTATAAACCCAGCAATGGAGTTAAATTATGTCTGATCTATGGAGCACATTAGTCAAGGGCTTTGATACTGTAGTGGAATTCTCGAACAACGGAAGCCTTATTAGCGATGCTGTTAACGGCGCAATGTTTGGCGCACTTACTACAGCTATTGGTGGTGGTGATATTGCAGAAGGCGCAGCATGGGGGGCGGCCGGCAATGCTTTGGCTGGGGCAGGTGATGAGGGTCTTTTTAAGATTGCTGGGCGAGGTGTAGCTGGCTACGGCATTGACAAAGCAGTCGGCGGCGATGGCCTGATCGGTGGCGCTGGTGGAATGTTGGCGGGCTTTCTTGAAGGCGGGGAAGGCGTCACAAGGACTGAAAACAATAAGTCTACTGACAGCACAACCACTAGAACAAAAGGTGGCGGCGCGGATATCGGCGGTAAAGAATCACCAGGGATGCTTGAAAAATACGGTATTCTTAAAGCTGATGGCGACGGTACAGTGCTTGGCAAAGGGTTGGTATCTGCTATTGGCGCGATGGGAGCCGCCGACGCGAGAGAAGATGAAATGGAGAAGGCTGCAGAAATACGCGACAAGTCAGACCGCAACAAAAAAGAACTAGATGAAGAATTCCAGCAGCGGAACCTGGCAGGATTTAGACAGCCATCTATGATTGTGAGGAACGGATAATGGAAGCCACAGACGAGCAGAAGTCTATACTTGAGCGAGTTGTCGTTAATGCAATGCGCGTAATGAGCAACAAAGAGACCTCCCCAAAGGTTATGGGGTTTCTAACCAGCGGCAAATCGACGGGCGAAGGGTTTTCACTGGCTCTTACTTATGTTCTTAAAACTGTTATTAGCGGGCTGTTAAAGAAAGGGGTTGATGTTGCGCCAGAGGTTTTAATGAGCGAGAACGGCGGCGCATCTCAAGTTGCTCAGTTAATTGTCGCCCTGATTGAATCGCAAGGCGGCGATATAACGCCAAACGAAATACAAAAAGGGCTAGAGGTCGGGCTGCAAAACTTTGGCACGATGATGAATGAAGATGCAGCTAAGGCCCAGCAACCGCAAGACCAGCAAGCGCAACCGCCACAACAACAGCAGCCACAGCAAGCCGCAGTACAACAACAGCCGCAACAAGGTATGCTTGCATCACATCAAGGAGGTGCTCAATGAATTTAGGTGCAGCGTTAGCAGGTGGTGCGCAGGGTGTTATGGGTGGCTGGGATGACAACCGAGAGGCTATCAAAGCCCAGGCAGAGCGTGATTTTAAGATGACGCTTGAAGAAACTCGCATGACTAACACCAGAGCTTTGCGCGATGAAGGGTGGAAGCGAGAGGACGCCAAAGAAGAACGATACCTACAAGACGAGGAAGTGCGACTAGGAAATGAACGCGCTGCCGCGATGGAGCAACGCGCCCATGAGATAAGCGAGAATGACAAAGACCGCGAGAGTAGAGAGAAGGCGTCTGCGCTGAGAGCTGGTAATAGCGACAAGCTACCGTCCAAGATCAAGCTGGCGGCAGAACAGCTAGATATTCTTCTTAAGAAAGATATGCTCACGCCTCAAGACGAAGAAAACATTAAGTATTATCGCGGCATAGTGGACGGGCACATAGGCGGCAGGGAGCCAGACGCTCCAAACCCAGGCGCTATCGCCAAGCTAACTAGCGGGAAAGGAACACAGCGAGAGCTTGAGGGCTTCGAACGTGCGTTTGGCTTGGAGCCGGGTACGGCCAAGAAGCTATACGATAAAGCAAACCCGGCGCCACAAAAGACAGTGGAGGTGGCTGATACAAGCGCGGCAGGGCTGCTAGCAGGGCGTAATAAGGTTGTAGCGAATAAAGCAAAAAAAGCTAAAACTGATAGAGAGAAGGGAAAAGCCACATCTGATGCTGCCGATTATATAGAGAAGGTAAAAAACGGGTCAATATCTAGCACCCAGTCTTTTTTGAAAGGAGGAGTTTCATCGGCCATAAAGTCTAGCGCCAATGGGCAGCTTCAAGAGTTAGCGAATATAGCCGACAACCCAAATATCGACGCAGAGGTTAGGCGCGAGGCAAGGGCGATGATTCAAAAATTTATTTTATTAGAGCAAGGTAAAAAAGCAGAGACGCGCTAATGGCTGAAAATATGCAGGATGACTATGATATTGGTACATCCGATTATTGGAATAACACCCCCGATGCCGGAGATGACTTTTCTAGTGCAGATTATTGGAACAGTCCATCCGCTGCCAAAGAAGAAGCAGGGGACTTCATAAGCGGTGTTAAGTCGGGCTACGAAAACCTCAAGGCTGCCGGGCATGGTGCCAGCGCATTGCTGGGCGGTGCTTTCGGCAATGAGGAGTGGCAAGCTAGCGCACTCGAAGACTATCAAGCCGCTACTGCTAGGGCTGGCGAGCATCAAGGGCGCGTCACTCATATCGAGCAGATCAAGGGGTTTGGCGATCTCCTAGACTTCGCACAGTTCCATATGGGCAGTGGTATGGTATCGACCCTGCCTACACTTATTGGTGGTGGTGTTGGCTCTATAGCGGCTAAGAAGGCGCTTACCGGGTACATTGAAGGTAAGGTCGCTGATGAGATTAAGAAAGGCGTAGCGGAAGACGTTGCGCTCAAAACTGTAGGCGCATCCATAGCTAAGAAAGGCGCTGCCGCTGGTGGTTTCGCTGCTGCCGACACTCAATTATCAGGTCTCACCTTCGGGAATATCTACGAAGAAACTGGCGAGATCGAGCGCGGCAAGTCACTTATTAGCGGTACTGGCCAGGCTGCGCTTGAAATCATCCCCGGCATGGCTGTCCTTAGAAAAATGGGACTTGGCAAGGTCGCACAAGAAGGCATCCAAGAAGCTGCCGACGGAATTCTCAAAGCCACAGGTAAGATTGCCGGACAAGAGGCGCTTACTGAGGGCGGTCAAAACATTATCGAGACGGCTACCCTTAAATGGGTGGACGAGAACCGCGATCTACTAGGCGAGGAAGGCTATTTAGGTGTCCTTAATGCTATGGCAGCGGGTGCTGCTGGCGGTGCTGGTATGGGCGCAGGGTCTCACCTTATCGGCAGAGGGCCACTGCGCGGTGTAAAACTCACCCCAGAGCAGAAAGAGCAGAACCGCAAGAAGCTACAAGCCATTCAGCTAGAAAGAGCCAATGCCAAGGCGCAGGCAGCGGCAGATGCGACAGGTGGAGACTCTCTCACAAGGTCTATCGCCGAACAACAATCTCACATTGAGACTGATGGCGAGGTTATTGGCACAGGCCGAACACTACCTGGCGACTTGAACGAGTACCCGGCCGGCGAGATTACCGAGACCTTTGAGCCGCTAGTCGGTGATGATGGTGTTACTCAACTTAAGCCCGGTGAACAGCCTATAATGCCGCAGAGAAACGCGGGGCAAGGCATTGACGGCCTTATCGCCACAGCAAACAAGCTCGGGTTTGAAGAAGAGGCAGTAAGACTTACCACAGCTAAAGACCTATATAAGCGAGCGGCAACGGTATCGAAAGACGGTGACAACGTGTTAGCGGGAAGGCTGGCCGATAAAGCTAACGCTATCCGCAATGATATTCTAAAGCAGCCCGTTATTGAGCAAGAGTTCGCCAATCAATACCCGGTCGAATACACCTTTATAGTCGAGGGTGTAGAGGGTGGCGAGCTAGCGACTACCGATAACCAAAACTTCACTATGCCCGACGCTGATATTGAAGGCGAGTCGCTGCGAGTACCAACCAATAGGTTAGAAGATCGTCGCGGCACCAATCGACTAGAAGACAGCGGCACCATCTATGCGGGTCAAGACCCAGTAGTGCCGGGCGCACCAGGGGGTGACTATCAGGGTGTTGGCGACAACATTATCAACCGCACCGCAGGAAACCAACCGTTACTAGGCCGCAGAAATCTACCGAGCGAGATTGTTGATGACGTTCGTTTTGATGCGCGACGTGGCAACGTGTCACGACAGCAATCGCAACCTATAACAAGCGAAGAGCTAGAGCAGCCGGGGCTTGAGCAAGAAGCAATGGGTGCAAAACCCCAGCCTGTCATGACACCAGAGCAGCCTGTCATGACACCGGCCACGGCAGAAGAGATTGCGCAAGACGCCAAAGACGAGGCTAAGATCAAAAGGCAGGAGCGCGGGAAGGAGCAAGCAAGAAAGACCAAGATTGTTAACTCAGACAAAGATAGTATCGCTGAGGCCGTTGCGAAACTCGGCGGCCTTAATGAAGACTCGCAGATAAAAGCAACCGGCGATAATAAGGCAAACAGGAACGTCCCGTTTGCAGGCCATGTATTTAATCACAAGACAGGCGTAGGCTTTGACGAAATGGCTATGCTTCTCCATGAGCAGGGCTACATACCTGCCGCTGAAATGGGAAATCTTGGCGGTGAGCCATACCTAACCGAAGCACTCCAAAAGGAATTTGGCGGTATGGGCAAGGTCTTCGCTCCAGGCTCGAAGGCCGAAAGTGCAGCGATGGAGCAGCAGGAGCAAGACGCAAGGGAGCAGGAGTCGTTTGCAGAAGAAGCCGCGCTTGAGAAGATTAAGCTAGAACGCGAAGCTGTTGAGCTGGAATTAAAGCAGCTTGAATCGCTATACCCAGAGGCAGCCATCACCGCCGCCCCCAGCAAAATGGAGATAGAAGTCGATGAATACTACCAAGGACTTGAAAGCACCCGACCTGAACAGCTACCAGGCCAGGGAGCAGTGGCTCAAGCTGGACAAGAAGCGCAAGGCGATTATCAAGCGGCAGGTGTTGAGCATACGCAAGATCAAGCAGCAGAAGGCTTAACCCTTGCGACCGAAACTGATGGCATTAAGGCTAAGAAGCCAACAGCGAAGGAAGCCAAAGCCACAGACGACAAGGCTCAAATCGACCGAGAGCGAGACTTCTTTGGACTGGAACAGCAAAACAACCAGTCTAAATCAGAAGGAAATCAAGGCGGATTAGATTTAGCGCCAAAGACTAGCCCGACACTGAGAGAGAAGCTTGCCAAGGCAGCAGAAGAAAAGGCCAAGAAAGGCACTCCATTAAGTGAGATAATAGTCGTGCACGAAGACGGCAAGAAAGAAAGCGCAGATAAAGCACTAGCAAATTCGATAAAGCGCCTCGACGCGCTATACGCACTGAAAGCGTGTATTAATGGAGGTTAGTAATGGCGTTTTTATCAGAGGAAGACTACGAGGCTAGAAAGAAGTCTAAAGTAGCCAAGCTACCCGCAGCAGACAAAACAGGCGATGCTATCAAAGAGATTGCCAAGGTATCTGCCACGCTAGCCGATGTTTCTACCAATACGCTCCGTATGGCCACTGAGAGCGCCGCTGAGAGCGCCACACAGACACAAGAGCTTATTACTGCGCTAACTGCCGCCATTGCAAAGATGGGGCAGCACAAGGGCGCAAGGCCAGCCCCAGTAAGACTTGTGATTAACCGCAAAGACCGTCTTATAGACACTATCGATGTAATACCTCTTGTCAAAAAGGCTGATAAATAATGTCCAAAGTTTCATGTATTAATACTACTGCCAACCTTGATAAGCGTGATGTAAAGACATTCAAGGCTGATATTAAATCAGGAGCCAAACCAGAAGATGTTGTTGAGATTCTTATTAGTGACGCCTTAGCAGAACACGAAAGTCTACTTGAAATCATCCGAAGCAAGGGTGGTGTTGTTGAGGGTTATGTTCCCCCGGTAGAGGAGTTAAAGCCCGCCGCCGACGTTAAGGGGGAAGAGATAGAGGCGACCAAGGTAGGAAAGAAAAAGCCACGAGCAACCCCACCTGAAAAGAAAGCTCAGGCCGCAAAAAAAACTGAAGCTAAACCAAGCCCCACAAGCGCCCGCCCCGGAATCCTAACCGAAAGCAAAGCCAAGATAATAAGGTCTATGGCTAAAGATGCTGGAGTGAAAAAAGGGTCGCCGGGGTACGAAGATGCTATGACTGAAATAGCGTCTAAGTATGATGATGAGCTTGAGCGAGCGGAGTTTTCACTGCCTTTTGAAGAGTTTAAGGCTTTGCCTGATAACGGGCGCACAAGTGATGAGCAGTTAAGAGTTATTTACGACAGTGTAAGGGAAGAGCTGGGGATAAAAGAAAAGACCGCTGCGCCGGTAGACGAGCCTTTAGACGAGGAAGTGCGATTTCAAATCGCAGTTGATGATAGTAATCAGGCTATCATTGATGAGATTGACGAACTTTCAAAAAAGGCTAAAGCTCGTAAGGCTGAGTCTGAGCCAGAAGGAATGTCGATTGATCTTGTTTTGCCTGAGCTTGATTATTTGTCAGATAAAGAAAAAACTCGATTCCATGATCTTAAGCAATCCCTCCCAAGTCAAGGGCAGGAGGCGACTGATGCGAAAGCAAGAAACAAGGCGCGTGTTGCTGCGCGAAAAAATGCCAAGGAAAAGACTGTTGAGCTGGCTGACACCTCTGATGTTGGCGGCGAAATGTCATTTAATCGCAGAGGCAAGGGGATAACTGCCAGCGAAATAAGAAACACTGAAAACGAGACAGAGCGCGTAGCACTCGCCGTAAAGTCGAAACTATGGAAGCGCCCAGATTATCAAGTCATGGTTGATGAGGGTGTTCAACCGGCAATCGCCCATGTAATAAAGCAAATATACGACAGCATCCCAACAAAACCCCCGTTTACTGGCGATAAGTATCTCAATGCCTACGCTGAAACTGTAGAAGCTACCCGGCAAGCCATAGATGACGTGCTGCTGAATCCCAAAAAGCTCGCAGCAATAATGGCCGCTATAAACGTGCAGATACAGAAAAGACAGGCTGTGTTCGGCGGCAAGGGCATGGATATATCGGAGTTGATGAACAAGGCGTTAGACCCTGTTACTGGCGCTGACCCGTTAGAGTCGATCACTGATATTGTCTTCCCCGAGAATGACGAAGGCGCTCGGTGGGGGCGCAAGAACGTAGAGGGCAACGATAAGGCTAATGCCACCAACAACCTGTATAAAAACACAACCATATCAGTCGAGATGCTAACCAAGGCGCTTATAGCGATTGATAAGAAAGGCTGGCCTGCCAAGCAAGAGTCGTGGCAGCGGTCGTACCGCATAGAAGAGAAAGACGGCGAATTCCGTTTAATCAAAAACAAACGATACACGCCAGAAAGCATACATAAATCTAAAGATGACGCGATAGAGGCCGCAAGGGCGCTTACCAAAAAAAGCAAGGATGATAAGTTTAAAGAACCTGAAACTCCCGTGGAGAACTCAAGGCGATTAGGCGATGACTCTCGCGGCGGCAGGAACGTATCTTCCAAAGAACTGCAAGAAAGGTTCGGCTTAAAGGCTATAAATTTTGGCAACTGGATGAGCAAGCCCGCTGCGGCTAAAGAAAGGCAGGGCCATGTTAACAGTGCTTATGACGCCCTTAGTGATCTTGCGATAACCTTAAATCTTCCTGATAAAGCCATGTCCTTTGATGGTCAGCTGGGCCTGGCTATCGGCGCTCAGGGCGCTGGTGGTAGGAATGCCGCGCATTTTGTCGCAGGTGTTAATGAGATCAACCTAACCCGAACGTCTGGCGCAGGCAGCCTGGCCCATGAGTGGGCGCACATGCTTGACCATTACTTTGGTGTCCAGTCAGGAATGGCTGCAAGTTCAGACCCGTTCGCGTCATGGGCGACACTTGGGGTGAGGAAGATAAAAGAAGGTTCAGAAATTCGCCCGGAGATGGCAGAGGCATTTGGCACAATCGTCGAGGTCATGCGGAAAAAGAAAGAATCCATTGAGGCTATGAAGGCAAGGGAGCAGAAACACGCTGACCTCGCGGTCGAATCACTTAGTAAATTTATCGACAGCAACGACATAAGAAGCATTGTTGCAGGGGACAAAGATGCAGAGGCGGCGCTTGCCAATATAGAGAAGGGCGGCAAGTCAGATTATACCGAGTGGCCCCCTGTTGGTAGGCGAAGAAAGCCAGAAGGGTACACGTCGGCAGACGTTAAGTTAATTGCTGACCTAGCAGGATGGGATTTTGCGAAGGCTGACAAACTTAACAGCGAGGCTGGTGCTGTAAGGGTTTATGTTGGCGATTCCAAGATGGCTCAGAAGCAGCTTACATTGCACACTGATTTTTACCGTAACGCATCGGGGCTAGAGAGTAAAAGCGGCAAGCCTTATTGGACAACGCCGCATGAAATGTTTGCAAGGGCATTCGAGACATACGTTACCGACAAGCTAGACGGCAAAGATAAACTAAACAGCTATCTTGTAAGCGAGTGGAAAAACAATACAGACGGCGAGATGGAGGCTCTTTTTAACGACGGCCCTAACTTCCGATACCCGCGTGATGCTGATAGAGCTGCGATCAACGAAGCCTTTGACACTCTTATTGGCGGAATAAAGACAAAGGAGACTGACAGCGGTGTGGCGCTGTATAGCCGCAACTACAAAACCAATCCAGCAGCAGCAACCGTCGCTGAAATCAACGCAGAACTATCGACCGCTGTAAGCCGCTTAGACAAGGCGATAAAGCAGCGAGTACAGATCGTTCAGACTACAAGCGATCTTCCCGTAGACGTGCCTACAGACGTTCGTGGAATGTATTACGACGGTATTGCCTACGTTGTCGCTGATAACACGCCTGTATCTGACGCAAAGACCGTATTAACCCACGAGATAGTGGGCCACATGGGCCTGGAGGAAATGCTAGGCGATTCATTCTCTGACGTTATCGGCAAGATCAAGCGCATGAAGCGAGTAGGTAACAAGCAGGTCGCGGAGATTGTCAAAACACTAAAGAGAAGCTATGTCGATGAAAACGGGAATTACGCACTAACACCTAATCAAGAAGCAAGGGAAATACTCGCCCATATTGCCGAGACCGACCACAACCACTCATTAGTCAAACAGATTATTGCCAAGCTAAAACTATGGCTGGCACGAATGGGGCTGGCTAACAAGGATAGCGCGGAGGTTGGCTACCTGATTGCACAGGCCGCAAGGTATGTTGAGGGCAAGGGTGATGCTGTATTAATAACTTCTACGGGAAATATAGAGCCTTATTTCGCTAAAGCCTATCATGGATCGCCGCACAAGCATGATGGAAGGCTAGACCCCTCTAAGATAGGCACAGGCGAAGGCGCACAGGCTTACGGTTATGGGTATTATGTGGCTGAGAGCGAAAAAGTCGCCGACAGCTATAGAGTGCAGCTTTCTGACGCGAAAGTAACCTTTGACGGGAAGGTTGCAAAAGACCCTTACCATGTAGAAGAAGGGCGAATGATTAAAGAATCATATCGGATTGAAATAGCTGAGATAGCACTGTCTTTGCGAGGCCGGTATAAAAATAACAAAGGTAATATGCAGAAAGCTATAATAGAGAATGGGGCCAAATATATTAATGACAGGGATTCCTTATCGCAATATAGAAAAGACACAAACTATGTTTTGAGCAACTTGGATAGATTCGACTATGAAAAAGGCCACCTATACGAATACGAAATAGACGACGACGCCATAAGCAAGATGCTTGATTGGGATGCGCCTTTGAGCGAGCAGAGCGACAGTATTCAGGGTGTCGCGGCAAGGGAGCTTGCTTTAGAAACCGGGATAACCCCAGCCCATGAAAATTTTGAGGCTATGGTGGGGCTGGCTAAGAATCAACTAAATGCTAAGACTGGCGAAGATCTATATAAAAGCATGGTGAATAGGCTTGGCATGGATGCAGAGGTGTCACCGGACGAGATTGCTAGCCGTTATTTGTGGGCAGAGGGCGTCCCCGGCATTAAATACTACGACGGGCAATCAAGAGGCGAGGGGGAGGGAACCCGCAACTTTGTCATATTCCCTGGCGCAGAAGATATTGCAACGCCTATAAGCCGTAATGGAGTAATGTTTAGCAGAGAAACCCCAGGCACTCCAGAGTACGAAGCCGCTAAAGCTAAGGGCCTGGATATGTCCAAAAAAGCCAGGATGCAGCGAGCGCGGGATATGGGCTTTGATACCGATACCGTTTGGTATCATGGGACAGGTCGCCAATTCAGTTCATTCGACCCTAAAGCTGAGGGGGAGTTTTCTTCAATAGACACTAATAATGTTGTTACTTTTACCACAGATGAAAATATAGCCAAAAGATACGCTAAGGAGTCAGCCGTTTCTGAAAAACAATGGGACGACGAACTAAACAGGTATATAAAAAATGGAAACCCGCGCATTGTTGAGGCATATTTGCCCTCAAACATAAAAAACATTGATGCTATCGGGAGACACCATGATTCTAAATGGATGATTGGAGAGCAAGAAAAAGCGCGAAATCAAGGGTTTGATGGCGTTCGCTTTAATGGGTTAGCTGACGATGTTTACTACAATCCACTGGCAGGCGCGTCAGATATAACACAGATATTCGACCCCTCTAATATCCGCTCAGTAAACGCCGCCTTCGACCCTATGGAAAAAGACAGTGCTGAACTGTTGTTTTCTCGGGGTGATGGGAACTGGAAGGATGATTCCACAGGCTTCGCCATACCAGACGAGACTTGGAAGACAGTTGCTATCCGAAAGCTACAGGATAAATTTAAAGTCCTGAAAGACTTACAGGCTAACATTATTGAATCTGGAGGTGAGATTAGCGAGGAGGCAAACGCCTATATTGCGGAAGAGCTATTCCACGGCAAGGCGGAAAACGATATTGCCATAATGAGGGATGAATTTGTCGCGCCAATGGCTGAGAAGATGGCGGAGTCTGGTATCACACAGGCACAGCTTGACAAATATCTTTATGCGCTACACGCCGAAGAGCGGAACGATCATATAGCGTCAATAAACCCTGATATGCCCGACGGCGGGTCTGGGATGAAGACATCTAAAGCCAAAAAAATTATTGCCGATATAGAGCAGGGAGGCAAGGCGGCTGACTACAAAGACCTTGCCGGCATTGTCCATGCGATGCTAAGAGAGCGCCGCAGAGTTATTATTGACGGCGGCCTTGAGGATGACGGCCTAATTGATGCATGGGAAGATAAGTACAAAAACTACGTTCCGTTAAAAGGCTTTGCTGAGAACGAGCTAGATGACTCAAGACCAAAAACAGGGCAAGGCTTTAACATTGGTGGCAAGGAATCCAAACGTGCACTAGGCCGAGGCTCAGAGGCCGCTAGCCCATCATCGTTCGCTATTATCGACCTGACAGAAACATTGGTTCGCAATCGCAAGAACGAAGTGGGTAACGCGCTGTTAAAGCTGATTGAAGACAACCCGCAAGAAAGCTATTGGGCATCTTATACCGAAGACAACCCAGACACCGACCGGCGCATTGTGAAAGTGGATGGCAAGGATGTTGTCAAAGAGACAGTCATCCCAATGGCTTTGATGAAAGACCAATACTTCACCACTAAGCGTAATGGAAAAACGCATTACATGAAGCTGGAAGACCCTCGCTTAATGGACGCGATGAAGAACCTTGGCGTAGAGCATGGCGGCACTGTCATTAAGACTATGGGTAATATCACAAGGATAATGTCTGCGCTGAACACAAGCTACTCACCAGAATTTATTACGGGCAATTTTTTAAGGGATGTCCAAACCGCCGTGTTAAACCTAAAGGCCGAGCAAACAGCCAGTAGCGGGAAAATTAACGGTGAGGAAATTGTATCGCAGACGGTAAAAGATATTCCTTTAGCCATGCGGTCGGTGTATGCGTCTCTTTCTGGCAAGAAAATAAAAGGAGCCAAGGGTAAAGAGTTTCAAGATTGGTTTGAGGAGTTCAAGAAAGCTGGCGCTAAAACAGGCTGGTTTGACATGAAGGATCTCGACGGCCAAGCAAGAGAAGTAGAGCAGCTTGTCGAAATGTCCAGCGGCACCACGAAAGGCAATGCGTTGAAGTGGGCTAAATCCGCAGCAGGCGTTGTTGAAAATATGAATTCAGCGGTAGAGAACGCCGTTAGATTATCCGCTTACGTCAATGCTCGCAGAGCTGGAATATCTGAGCAAAAAGCGGCGTCTCTTGCCAAGAATATGACTGTAAATTTCAATCGAAAAGGGGAGGTAGGCGCGACACTAAACGCTCTATTCATGTTTAGTAACGCATCTATCCAGGGTGTGGCCAACTTCGCTAGGACTATGGGGACGCTCAAAGGCGACAAATCGTTGAAGTGGCAAAACCTTAACAACGCGCAAAAGCTAGGCGTAGGTATGGCCGCAGGCGCTTTCTTCATTGCGATGGCTAACAGGTCTTCTGCTGGAGAAGATGACGACGGGGTAAACTGGTTCGACAAGGTGCCGGATTACGTCAAAGAGAGAAACATCGTCATTATGAAATCTTTGTTTGGGGGCGAGCAGGACGGCACATATTGGAAGATCCCGCTCCCTTATGGCTACAATATTTTCAATGTCCTTGGTGATTCAATGGAGTCAGTGGCGTTTAGCGACAAGCCAGTCACTAATACAGCGGGAAGACTCACGCTTGCCACGCTTGGCTCATTCTCGCCTATCGGGTTCCAAGACTCTAAAACCGTTATGGGCGGCGTATTAAAGAACGCGACCCCGACAGTATTTAAGCCGGTGACAGACATAGCTCTAAATGAGAACTTCTTTGGCAGCAGCATCTATAGTGAAAACTTCCCGTTTGGCACACCTAAGCCTGATAGCGCAATGGCTCGCAGGTCAACACCAGAAGGCTACCGCAAGGTGGCTGAATGGCTTAACGAAGGCACAGGCGGCAGCAAGCAGCGTCCAGGGGCTGTTGATATAAACCCCGATGTTATGAGGTACATCGCTGATTACTTTGGCGGGGCGGCTTACGGATTCTTCGGCTCTAAAGTCCCAGACGTAGTGCATCGCGCAATTAACGACGTTGATGTTGAAGTTAACAGAATGCCATTTGTTAGCCGTATATCGGGGCGAGTGATGCACTATGATGATATGGGCGACTTTTACGAGCGCAGGGATGAGATAAACCAGATCCACGCAGAGTACAAAACGCTTGAGGGTGGCGAGAGAGCCGGTTTTTACCGCAAGTATGGCGACAAGATGCGGTTATCCGCTGGAATTAAATCAGCAGAGAAGCGGCTAAAGCTGCTACGTAAGCAGCGTGACCGAGTGTACGCGAACGAAGATCTTAGCTTTGCGCAGAGGGATGAGAGATTGAAAGACGTACAAGCGAAGATGAAGAAGGTGGTTGACGAGATAAATAAAAACTACAACAACGCCTTAACGAAGTCGCTGAAGTGAAAAAACAAAGAACAGGCCGACGCGATAAAGAACGGGATAAGGCATCCGGCACCCAGCACCATTAGCTCAGGTGTGCTGGAAAGCCACGCCAAGATAAACAAAGCAATGGACGCTATAAGCAAGCTTGGTATAAACCGTTTCAAAGTCAGCCCCTATGTTAAGTAAGGGCTGATTATATCACTCTCCAGCTTTCGCTATAAATTCACCGCACCACCATATCTCTCGAACTGTCGGGAAGTAAAAATTATAAGTGTCGAGAAATGCAAGCTCGCTATCTTGCGCCTGTCTTACAGGAGGGTATCGCCTACATTCCCCTAGCGTGAAAATTTCGTCGTCTCCATCGGAAAGAAAATCCCAGTATTTGCAATCAATACATTTATCCTTTTTCATGGGCTAATCAAACTTCTCAAGCTCAAACTCAAACCGGCTAGGCTTTCGCGTCGCTTCAACCTCGATAGTCTCATAGGTATTAGTGTTGTTATTATAAGTCTCTATCGTTGTCGTCCCTCCGTATGTCCTTACACTATCCACGTCAATATCCTTTGTTCGCCCGGTTGAGTGGTTGTAGGTGCGTATATTCTGCCCTGCCTCCACTCCCGCCGGCTCTTTCCAGTAGTCGCTGGCCGAGGCTGTGACTGTGGTCGTTGCTAGCATTGTCGCCATAAGTAGTTTCATTGTATATCCCTATTGTTGATTAATGTACAATCTCTTCGCTTGTCAAATCCTCGCTACAAAGTCTAACCATGGTTAGCAAATACTCGAGGTCTAAGGACAGTCGCCCAAGCCAATCCAGGTCTTCTGTATGCGCAGCTATTTCTTCGGAAATACAGCTTAAAGCATAGTCCAGCTCATTGGACGCCTCTCGTGTATCTTCCAAAATACTGATCTCAGTCAACAGGCTGGCAAGTTTGGTAATTAAATTAGACTCATTGTGCTTATTTTGTGTCATAATATCCTCTCTCCGATTGGCGGTTTCACATCCCGCTATCCTTATCCCGCTTAATTGCGGGATTTTTTTGTCTAAACATCACCTACCAATACTTTCTTAATAACCTCAAGCCTCTCCTCGTCCTTGGCCTTTTCACGATTGCCTTGCTTGGCTGATGATTTTCTCCATAGCGTCAATTGCTGCCATCACTGTGCCTGGTTGTGCTGTTAGTTGTTTATTCATTGGTTGCCTCGTTTTTAAATTGATCAGCAATGTCCGCGAATATGATCGTCTTGCCGTATAATTATGTATATAACACCTCGATGCAGCGGGCGGAGCCGCCGATCTCTTTGTTAAATTGCCGCAAACTCAGATACAACCGTGTTTTCGTAAGAATTCCCCTCAGTTGTCATCCAGTGAAAGTTGCCGTCCTCGTCTTTTTCCCAGTACGCGACAGCTTTGCGCCAATTAGTTTTTATCAAATAATGAGTGTGGCGCTTTGGTTTGGCGGTCCCGTTATTTACAATCCAGTTAATCGTTTGTTTTGCCATCAATCGAACCCTCAATTTAACAAAGCAGTCAAAACGACTGCGTAAACTTGCGTTTTACCTCGTGGTTATGCGCCTTTCTTTAAGGCTCTTTTACTGTAGTCTCTGTATATTTTGTGGCCGCATTTCCAGCACCTTGGTTCGCTCTTAGCAGTAGATTTGGCTGTGTCATAGCCACAGTTGCCACAAGGCTCGTACCATATATCAAAATCACGTAGCGCATAACAACGCGCTGAACTCGGATTCGTCTCTTTACTCGCTTCGCTCATTTCGTTCCTCACCGGTTAGCTCAAGGTTAGGCGCTAGGGCCGTAGGACTCAAATTCAACCCAGTCAGAAATCATCTGCCAAACTTGGTTATACATAGGCCAGTCTTTCTCGACCACAACACAGTCAATGTCAGCGCAATCTCCAGAGTCAAGATCCTTATCAGGCTGCTTGATACTTGATAGCTCCAATAAAATATTATTGAGCTTCAGCTTTGACTCAGTGGGCAGCAAATCAATATCTTTCCTCTTGAGTACTAAGTACCTATTTTCACGTTCCATAATTCTCACTCCGTAACGCGCCTAACAACAAATTGTTGCAGACTGTTCAATCGCTGCGCTCAATCACAGCGGCAAAATAAAAAGGTTAGCTGCCCTTAAACTTCTGCATTATTTCTTTGCATTTATCAATATCACCACTTCGCCTAAGATCGTCTATATCCATCTCACCCATAGCTCGTCTATCTTCTGACCAAGGGTCGCCATCGTGTTCGTATTCATCATAATCAATTACCGCGTTTAGAAGCAGCTCAAAAGCAGCTAACAACACGTTCAAATCTGACTCGCTACACTTCGTTTCGCTCACAATTTAACTCCTACGTTATACGGCTTTATCTGCTGCTGGTAACATCACAGCCGTGTTCTTGGAGCCACTTTTTTACAACGTAGTGAAATTGACGGTGGATTACGTCTATAGCCGCTTTGCTGACCTCGGGCCTCATCGGCGACTCTTCTAAATTCTTAAGTTTAAGCTGGTCGAGCAGCGCCTTAGCGTCCGCGTCTTGGATAATAATTGCTCGCATTGGTCTCTCCTACCTGTCGCCTTATAACAAGGCACTGAAATTGGAGCCACAAACTGCGTGGCCCATTTAGCTTGATTGCGTTATGCGCCCATAGCCCTTAAGCAAAGCTTGCATGTGACTTTAGTTTTTCTGGTTGTCGTTCCTTTTCTCACATACCCGCAGGCCGCTCCGTCATAACCTCTATCTCGATAATCGCGTACAGCGTAATCAGGTGCGTTTTTTAAAATTGTCGGGTCGTAGTAATGTACTTTCATTTCACGCCTCTAATGTATTAAATTCGCATAACAAGTCGTCAATCGGACGGCTGCGCCAGCCGGTTACTTTTGGCGTTATGCGCCAAGTCTTCGTATTATGGCGGCAATTTTCTTTGTCATCGTTCCCCAAAAGCTGCCGTTAATCCATTCGTAGTTGGCACCTCTATCTTGGGTTTCAACAACTTTTGCACACTCTTCAATGGCCTCCGATCTAACGTCTGCCAATATCTTTAAATGATCGCTGTATCTAACCCATTCGCCAGCGGCGTCTACCTTTTCAAAAAGGCTCTGTCCCGTGTTGGGGCAATACCCAACGTCAAATTCATATCTATCAACCACAGCAACCTCCGTTCACTTTCTCAGCGTCTTTATATTCTTTGTCAATATCTTCTATTAACCCAACCTCAATTAACGGTATAGGCGTCCCATCTTCTAAGGTGGGTCGCCCGCACCATCCGCACCGATAGCGCATAACAACACGCTCAAGGCTCGCCTTCGGCTGGACTTCGTTCTTCGCTTCGCTCATCTCTCGCCCCTTAGCTCTGGGTTATATTTCCTTATCTAGTTCTGTTTTAGTCACGTATATACAATCACCTTCGCAAGAGTAATCGGCGTAAAATATCCAACCATCATCCTTGCCGTAATCGCGCTCTTCGTAATCCACTGGATCTCTGGCGTAGTCTTTTGCTTTAGCCTTCGCCCATTCAACAGCCTTGTCAGCGTCAGTAAATGGGTGCGCGGTTGTATCTCTATGCCTGTCCTTCCAAATCGCTATGTAAATTTCCATACTTGCAAACCTCTTAGTTAAAATATAACCAGGCGCTCAACTCGGATTCGTCGCTATTCTCACCCCGCAAAACACCTTTCTCGCACAATATGCGCTTTCTCATATAGCCCAGACTCAACAATCATTTCGGCAGATTCTTTGTTCATAGTGCCAGATAGACACCATCGCGGGTTATCGTCCCCGGTGTACCAGTATTTGATTCTGTACATTAAATACCATCCATAACGCTATTAGCGAAGCGTACAAGCCCAATATCTAACGATTCAATCAGCGCAGCCCTTTGTGCCTCGTTTGCCTCTTCCAGTATCTCAGCGGCCCCTGTTGTATCTTCACCCTCACAAGCCTCTGTAAGCGCGTCTAGCATATCGCGGTATGTTGCCCATCCTTTGTCCTCTATCGCCTTGCAGAGCTGCTTACCTTTCGTCTTATCGCCCTTCGGGAATGAGTTATACAGGGAGATTTTTATCATGTCGTCGAGTTCACGCCACCACAGCACATAATCAACCGGGTCGCCTTTGAGTAGTTCGTGGAATGTATTGGCTTGCTCTTTCGAGTGCTGGAGGTATTCGACCTCACCAGTATCAAGACTTTCAAGCCCTTCATGCTGGTTGAGAATGTTAATGGCTTCCTCAATACGAGCCAAGCCACCAGACTGAGGCCATGACTTGTAAGCGCGTTTGATTAGCGTTTTCTTCGCCATCTCCCCGGCCCACTTGCCAGCCCACGGGCCGCCTCTAGCCTTTGATGAGTTTCTGACCTCTAGTATTTCGCCAGCGGTCATGCGGTCAACAAGATAGCCGCCAGATGTAAGTTTAGCCACACAGTACCCACCTATCAGGTTTTTTAGAGGGTTGGCAGCGTCAAACCTATTCGGGTCAAAAGCCTTAAATTCATGGCCGGGAATTTCAGTCATACTCTTCCACGTCACTACGTCGCCTTCGTATGCAAGCTCTGCTTTTGCCCATTCAATAGCCCCGGCATCTGTGGCTAGTTTAACCAATCCCTTAAAACTAAGATCAAGGCAAACCATGCCGCCACGAGGCACCAGATAGGCGTGAGCAGACGCAGGGTTCAAGCTAATGCCAATGGCGGCCACGTTTAAAATTGCGTTACGCAGTGAGTCCTGGTTATTCTCCGCCGTCTTTAGTGTTAAATCGTTTTTCATTATCTGTTGCTTGGCAAACAGACATTCAGTTTCAAACACTAAATTATAGTTATTCTGCTTGGCAAACGACTCTTTTAATTCAACTAACTGATTAACGATGCTCATTATGCTTCCCCTATGCTTGCAACGTAGTCGAGACATTTTTTCTCGATGAGTTTTGGCCAAATATCCATGTCACTTATGTTTAAGTCCTGCCATGTGGTCAATAGCGTTACGTCAGCAACTTCAAGCGTTGGGCCTCCTGCTGGCTCGCTATCTTCAACAGCCCCGGTAAGTTTTGCCGGCGTGCCGGGGAAATACTCGAACTCAATCTCAACAGGCACATTGCCATCCCCAATCTCAGTTTTTAGTGTGTAGTCAGGCATTAGTCTTCTCCGATTAGTAATTTATCAACAATAGCCGCACGTTTCTTGTCGCCCTTGAGTCGCCACGCCTCGGCAGCCGCTAGCATTGTTCCCGGTAACGCAGTGAGACTGCCTAGTGCTTTTTCCCTATCCGGTCGCCTATCCCCAGGCGGGGTAGACAGTGCCTCCTCCTCAGTCCAGCCGCGGCGTACGCGCTGATGAACAAGTTCTGAATCAAGCCCCATACGCTCGGCCTTCTGCTTTAGCGTACCCACAAAGCGGCTCACAGTAGCGCCTCCAGTTCTTTCTGTGCCATTTCGATTCGATTTTGTACTGCTTCGACCTTTAGCGCTTTGAGCGCGTCACTCTCTGCGCGGGCGTCGATAATATTAAATTCAACCTCAATAACGTCTGACACCAGAATATATTCGTTGTTGTAACTGCCAATCTTCCCCACACCTTCGGCTCCATGCTTTATATGCCGATAAATCCCTACCTTTACTTTTTGTGCTGTCATGCTTTCTTCTCCGTTTGCTTGAGAGCTAACAATAGCACCGCGCATTTAAGAATGCAATGGTTTATATACGCTTGACATATAAGGGCAGCATGCTAGAGTGTTGGCTCAATAAGGAGATCCAATGAAATATTTACTAGCACCTGTGAACTTAACCAAAGAGCAGCACACATGGCTTGCGAAGCAAAGCAAAGACACGCTTGAATCTAAATCAGTGATTATTCGCCGTCTAATCCAGTCTGAAATGGACAAGGCAAGCGCGTTTATTAAGAAGGGCGAGTCATGAAAGTCTACATAATATGCGCAATTATCTTGGTTGTAGCATTCTTGCAAGGCTGCGGCTATGACGACGAGACCCTTGCTGCCGAGCATTATGTAAGCATGGTGTGTTCTGGGGCGTGGCCAGATTATCGAAGTGTACAGCCTGATTGCACAATACCGCCAGCACGACCAAATCAATACTAACGCCATGGCTAGCCGGAGAGGAGCGAAATGAGCAAAGCGAATGAAGACGATTGACCACCAACACCTAGTCGGATTATAATTAACGTAGGAAACCGACTTCCTACCTCTGGGCCTTCCCTCCCAGGCAAAAAACCCTAGTCCTTCTCCGTGCTGGGGTTTTTTGCGTCCGGATACAAATAATTCCAGCCTAATACTTGTTTTCTGAAAGCAGGTATATACACCAAATAAATACCACAGTAATCCGCATTCATGATTTGAATGTTGATAATGTTCGCGTATAGATTATACTAATTCAGCTCACCTAGCCTTAGCGGGCGAACGACAGACTTATCACCTGTCTGGTGAGTGCTTTAACTTTCGATACAAACCTAATTGATAGAGGTTGTACCTATGGAACAAAACAAAAACATTGAAAATGGAAGTGATGTAAGCACTTCATCTTGCTGTATATGTGGCGAAATAAAGCCAGTTAGTTTGTTTTACAAACACGCAAAGACTAAAGACGGGTGCTCCTCTCGGTGCAGAGAGTGTCAAAAGGCGTATGCGCGGCAACACCGTATAGATAACAAAGATTATTACCTAAGAAAAAATAGAGAATACAGCAGAACAGAAAAATATAAGCAAAAAAAAAAGGATTATTATCAAAGTGAAGTTGGGCGAGAGTCACAGCGCAAGGCCAAAGTGGTATACAAAAGCAAAAATGTAACAAAGGTTGCAGCGTCAGCAAAGCTCAACGGGGCAATTCGCGCCGGGGATATATTAAGGCCAGAGATATGTGGAGAATGCGGCAAGCCGTCCAAGGTAATCCACGGGCATCATGATGACTATCTGTTGCCGCTAGAGGTTAGGTGGATGTGTCCTATGTGCCACATGGCTTGGCATGGGAAGAATGGGCCAGGCCTGAATGGAGATTGACTATATGTAGTCGATTGAATTAATATCAGGCAAAGAAAACCCCGGCGTAGAAACCGGGGTTAGTTTCAAGCAAGCTTTGACGGGCAACTTGAAACAGGATCACATCTTACCATACCAATATCCTATCTACAAAGCCCGTCGCAGTCACATTTTTAGCGGGTTTTGATACTGTCAAACGCAATAACCTGAGTCGCATAGCACGATATTGGCTGCCTCGCGTATTAGGCAATCAATTATGCAATGGTATACGCCAGTCCACACCGCGCACTGACTGCCACCTGAATGGAGCCACTTGGAATGGGGAACCTGATTACAACGCTTGGTTATATACCAGCTTGGAAAGGGCGGTAGGTATGACTTAAATTTAACAAAGGTGAAGATATGAAACTAAGCAAGCGAGAGAGGTTTTTGACCCACAACGCATACGAGGCCGGGGCTGAATGGGAGTACGCTAACAGCGAAGCATGGCTAGCATCGCCCTACCACGACACTGGCGACGATATGGAGGAGCAATTGGCCCAGTCTGCGGCTGAAATAAAAGAGGATTAACCCTTGCGCTATACAAGCACAATGTGGCACAGTGTGGGAACACTAAGCAAGGGGGACGTATGAAGCTACACAAAACGATTAGATTAGATGAGAAGTTAGTCGAGGCCATTAACGAGCTGGCTATCAAAAATCGGCGCAAGTGGAGCAATCAAGTTGAGTGTTTGCTTGAAGATGCGCTAAATAGGGGAAAGGTTGAATTGCCGACCTGCAAGCTAACAGAGTTTGCGGAAAGATTAGAAGAGGAGCGAGCAAGTAGTAGTGTTGTGCCAGTTAAGCCGAAAAAGCCGGTCGCTAGGTTTATCAAACCAACGGTGGATGATGTGCGCGGCTACTGTCAGGAGAAGGGCTACACATTCGACCCGGAGGCATGGATGGCGCACTATGAGGCAAACGGCTGGAAAGTTGGCCGCAATGGCATGAAGTCGTGGAAAGCAGCCTGTACAACGTGGAGCAAGCGAGAATCTAAAAACACTGGTCAGCAAAAACAATACCTCACAGCCGCAGAGAAAACAGCACAACGCCTGCGAGACTCACGCGACCCTGTAAAAGCGATGGATTTTTAACATGGAAAACATTAACGATTTATCAAACATGGTTGTGAGTAATGCGAGGAGCGGCCAGGCTGAACCAGTAACTCAGTCGAAATTCACAAAGGAAGAACGCGCCCCGATTGCTTACTTCTTTGTGCGCTTGTCTGAAATCTACGGCACAGAGTACAGCCGCCAACTGGTCGATAACCATGCAGAGACTTGTGCAAAACGCGAGTGGGGCGACAAGCTAAAGCATTACGACAGGGCGCAACTAGAAAAAGGCATGGAGTATATTAAAAACCTGATCGTTGATGATGACGAAGGCTGGAAGTTTATGAATATCGGCCGGTGTGTTGGCGCGATACTCGAAGCAAACAGGTCTACAGCCGCGCACAAAGCTCTACCGGCCCCAGAGGGCGAAAGAATGGAGAAAGATGACGCAATGGCAAGACTGGCAGCAATCAGGGCGGAATCATGCCCAGAGCCAGCCGAACCCAAACGCATAGATACAACATCGGTAGAGTCAGAGCTAGAGGCTATGCCGGTAATCAGGAGAGATAGTGATGAGTAATACTAAAATACCGGAAGCGTTAGAAGCAAGGCTACAAATCAACATCTTTGTAGATTGCCCTAATAAAGATTGTGGCTGGTTAATTGATCTGTTGGATGAAAGCGATACGAATGGATGTTATCAAAACGAGGAAGGCAGCTTGCTAGAACAAGCCTGCCCATCAGAGGGTCACTGGTCAATAGAGCACAAGAAATTCGAATGCAACAACGTCGTATGTACGCAATGCAAAACAGAATTTAATGTAAAAGGCTTAGGTTGGTAATTGAGAGAGGTGGAGAATGAAATGGAAAGCACCTACAAGGAAGTAAAGCACTGCATAGTATTTCTATCGTGCATACTAGGGCCGTGGCTGATAGCTTACATTGTTTTTAGGGCGAGATAGTCGAAGAAAGAATAACGCCAGAGCTGTGCGGCGTGGAGCGCAGCGTAACGTCCGAACGAGCGACTTGTTAAGCAAATTATTTGGAGATAATGATGGAGATTGAAAAAATTGGCGAGTTAATCAAGACCCAGGACAATCGGATAACCGACCAGCCTATTTTTATCGTGCAGCAAAAACACAGGGAATGGGGTTATGACTCTGCTTATTGTGATGATTACAAATGGCTAGAAACTGAAAGCGGTGACTACTGTGAAGCAGATGAAGAAATAATTGAAGAACTTGAAATTAAAGAAAATGAATTGTTTGAAAGCACAAAGCCGTATGAAAAACACTATTACAAGGATCATTGGAAATTTGTAACTTCATGCTTCACAGAGCAAGGTTGCAAAGATTACATTGAAAGTAATGGGCACAATTTGAGAGAGCCAAGAATTTACGCTGAAGGTAGTTATAGAAATGAAGAATTTAGGGCAGTACGAAATATGCTAATTGAGCAGGCCGCCTGCAAGGCTGCTTAACCCTTAAAGCAGCGCGTTGATTTGAGCGCAGCGAAAAGCAATCCGCCTGACTTTTGTTGTTAGGCTCAGGAATTACGGTACATACTATGAATGACGATGAACTAATAGCAAAGATAAGTGAAAA